TGCAGCTCGTAAGACTCATATCTTATATTATACAAAGAACCAGGTACATGAACGTATTGCTGGGGATATATTCGTTAAACCTAAGAAAGAATTAACTACTCTTAGAGATAAACCTCGTAAAGTTAATGCTGATAAAACTCAGAATATGACTCATAGTAGAGATGATTCTGTTATAGAGTTATATGAGAGTCATTGCTTCTTAGATTTAGATGGAGATGGGTATGAAGAACCATACATAGTTACTCTCCACAGTGACACAATGCAAGTATTACGTATTGTTAGACGATTCAAAGAAGAAGGTATTACTGAGAAAGAAGATGGTACTCTATTAAGAATAGATCCTATTGAGTACTTCACTAACTATATATTCATACCTGACCCTAATAGTGGTGTATATGGTCTAGGTTTTGGAGCATTATTAGGTCCTTTAAACCTATCTATAAATACATTAGTTAACCAGTTAATAGATGCTGGTACATTATCAGTAATGCAAGGTGGTTTCTTATCAGCTAATCTACAACTAACAGCTGGTGATTTAGAATGGGAGCCAGGTGAGTGGAAGATAGTCAATAGCTATGGTAACGATATAAGACAAGGTATTGTCCCTTTACCCGCTCCACCTCCTTCTAGTACTTTATTCAACTTGTTAGGTATGTTAGAACAAGCTTCTATGAAGATAGCCTCTGTTACTGATATCCTTTCTGGAGAAGTCCCAGGACAGAATACTAAAGCTACTGTATCAATGAATGCTATTGAACAAGGGTTAAAACTGTTCTCTAGTATATATAAAAGACAACATTATTCATTATCTGAGGAGATGAATAAGATACAGAAGCTAAATGGAGAGTTCTTGCAAGAGGAAGAGTATCTAGCAATATTAGACCTCAAGCAGGATGGATCTACTAAGGTAACCAGAGCAGATTATAATACTGGTGATTTTGATATATCTTTAAGTGCTGATCCTAATGTATCATCTGATCAACAAAGAATATCTAAAGTACAAGCTCTATTTGACGTAATCCCCTTAGGGCATGTTAATCCAGAAGAGGTAACTAAGCAATACTTAGAAGCTACTGATCAACCTAATATTGAAGGGTTGATGCAAATGCCTCCTCCTCCTGGTCCTCCTATGGAGATGGTACTGCAAGAGAAAGAGTTAAATCATAAGATAGACAAAGAAACTGCAGAATTTGAACATAGAGCTAAGATGGAGACATGGGATCGTATGCTTCGAGACATTGAAGTAGATCTTAAAGCTCTAGATATTCGATCCAAGGCAATCCTAAATATAGCGAAAGCCGAAGGTGAAGAAGAAGGACGACAACTGGGTGAATTAAGAGCATTCATGCAAGAAGTCCGAGCTGATACTCAGATGGTGCTAAATGAGAAGAAGCAAATTATGGAAGAGAAGAAGCAAGCAGAAGAAGCAGAGAAAGCTAAGAAGGAGCAAGCACTACAGCAGCAACAACAAGCAGCTCAACAGCAACAAGCTGGAGCACAATAATAATATATAAAGAGGACAGTATATGTCAAGTACAGTTACTAAGAGCGAATACGCTTTATGGTTATCACATCCAGTCTCGCAAGGGTTATTACACTACTTCCAAGCCTCGATGCTGAATAATCAAAATGCATGGATGAATGGTGCGTTCACAGGAGATACTGTAGATGCAACTACTCAGAAGAATGCACAAGCCTTAGGGATGGTCCAAGGTGTAGCTATGATGCAACAAGTGGTACTAACTGGTAAAGGATTCAAAGTAGCTGATAGAGAGTTCTTAACTGTTATACCAGATAGCGAGGAGAACTAATATGTTAACGCCTTGCGGTCATAGGGTACTGGTTAAAGCCAAAGAAGTAGAAGTAGAAAGTACAGGTGGTATTATCCTTACTTCATCTGAAACTGAGAAGAGACTAGAGAAAGCTGGAATATGTGAAGGTGTTATAGTTGCGATAGGTGATACAGCCTGGCGAGACTTTGATAAAGACTATATGCCTAAATGGATTAGAGTTATATTTGATGTCTACACAAGACTAATACTTAAATCTGATTCTAAATCTACTGATGAGTGGACACAATGGGCTAAAGTAGGAGATCGGGTTTATTATAGCCAATATGGTGGTAAATTCGTAGTAGATCCTACAACTGAAGAAGAATATGTCATGATGAATGATGAAGATATTATGGGAGTAATAACTGATGAGTAATGAAGAACAAAAAGAACAAGAAGTAAAACTAACACCTGCAGAGCAGAAAGCTGCAGAACGTGGTTGGAAGCCCGAGAGTGAATGGCAAGGTGACGAAGGAGCATGGGTAGATGCCTCTACATTCAATCGTATGGGAGAATTGATGGACCGTATCTCCAGTCAATCTAAGGAATTGAAAGAGGTACGTGGAACTATTGATGAGTTTAAAAAGCATAATAAAGAGCGAGATAAAGTAGCTCTTGAAAAGGCTAAGAAACAATTAATAGCAGATAAGGCATATGCTTTAGAGAATGATGATTTTCAAACTGCAGCTGAGATAGATGATAAGATTCTTGATGTCAAAGATGAGATCCGAGACTTCGATAAACCATCTGGTAATCAAGCTACAGGAGAAGATCCTTTTGCTAAGTACTTTAAAGAAACCTGGGTTAGTGATAACTCTTGGTATAACCAAAGTACAGCAATGCGACGAGATGCAGATCAGTTAGGTAGCGAGTATATCGCAGATCACCCTAATGCATCTCCAGCGGAACTCTTCGATTTTGTATCTAAACAGATTAAGGTGGAATATCCTGATAAGTTTAAGAATCAACGAAGAGAAGAGCCAGGTGCTGTAGGCTCTGGTAGTGGGGCAGGGAAGGGTAATCGTAATGCTCGATTAAACCTAACTGATGAAGAGTATCAATGTGGTACTCGTTTTGTTAAACAAGGGTTATATGATAGTCTAGAGGAATATGCTGCTGACTTGAATAATAACTAATATAGCTGTACACCCAAAAGGGTAATACATTTATACAATTTACTAGATATAGGATTATATATATTATGGCAAACTCGAGAAAAACAAGAGAGACAATCAAGAGTGAATCAAAACCTAAGCGTATCCCAGTAGGAGAAGCTAGGGACGTACTTAATGTGGCAGGAAAGGACCCTAGCCGTAAGTATCGATGGGTTATTGATATGAATGATGGTCAACGCCTTGAAACATTTACAGATGCGGGATACCGCTTTGAAACAGATAAAAGTAACTTGAAGGTAGGTACTCGTAAGGTTTCCGATTCTGGGGGCCAAGGGAGTAAAATTCATAAGTATGTCGGTGTAGACAAAGAAGGGAATAAGCAATTTGCTTACTTAATGTCTATTGATGCTGAGTGGTTTGAGGAAGACCAAGCTCTAAAAGCAGCTAAGATCGACGAATTGGAGTCTGGGATGGAAGTCTCAGAAGATATAGATTATGGTTCAATTAAGATGTCTGGTGCTGGACGTACCATTACAATCGAGAAGTAACGCTATAACCTATACATACTCTATCCTATCTTCCTAACCTTAATTTTAATTAAATAGGAGATAAGTCTATGGCTAACGTAGATCGTCCAAATGGCGCTCTGTTAACTGGTAACCTTTCTGATGGTGGTGTTTCTGGCCATGTACGAGAGTTTGAAGTTGATGCAAGTGCTGCAAGTATCTTTCCTGGTGACTTTGTCATCTTGGAAGCTGACGGTAAAGTAGCTCCTGCTACTGCCGGTGCAACAGAGATAGTTGGTGTGTGTGTAGGTGTTTCCCCTTGGAAACCAGCTAAAGTTGGTGGTGTAAGTGGTAACAATGTAAGTACTAACAATATAAATCTGATGTTGAAGTATCATGCAACAGGTGCTGCGGGAACTGTATTAGTACATGCTGATCCTGACGCTATCTATGAGATGCAAGAAGATGGTGATACTACTGATCTTGCTCTTGCAGATATTGGAACTAATGTAGATATTCTAGCTACTGCAGGTTCTACTGTAACAGGTATGTCACAACAGGAGATTGACAGTGATAGTAAAGTTACTACTACTGCTCAATTACGTATTGTTGGTTTTGTTGATCGTGTTGACAATGAGGTAGGTGACTATGCTCGTTGGTTGGTTAAGGTCAATGAATCACATTACACTAAATTAACTGGCGTATAAGGAGAAATAGATTATGGCTATTAGTTCAAGTAGTTTTGCCCGAGCCTTAGAGCCTGGTGTTAAGAAGTGGTGGGGACGTTCATATGATGAATGGCCTGAAGAATGTAAAGTACTGTTTGATGAAGATACTTCTACTCGAGCATACGAAGAAGATGTTTCTATCTCTGGTTTCGGTTTGGCGCAAGCTAAAGCTGAGGGCGCAGGTATTGCATACGATACTGAGAAGCAAGGGCACTTAACTCGCTTAACTCACGTTACATATGCATTAGGCTTCATCGTAACTCGTGAAATGTTTGAAGATGATCAGTATGATGTAATGGCAGCTCAAAAGGCTAAGTCTTTGGCTTTCTCTATGAGACAAACTAAAGAAGTTAACCGAGCTAACGTTTACAATCGTGCATTCAATACCTCTTATACAGGTACTGGTGGTAAGGAAATGTGTTCTTCTGCTCATGTTAATATTGCTGGTGGATCTTATGCTAATGAATTAGCTACCCCTGCTGATATTTCTGAAGCAGCTCTAGAGCAAGCATGTATTGATATTGCTAAATTGAAGAATGATCGTGGTTTACGTATTGCTCTTCAAGCACAATCTTTACATTTACCTGTAGATAGTATGTTTGAAATTGAACGTATCTTGAAGTCTCCGTTACGTGTTGGTACTTCTGATAATGACATTAATGCTTTAGCAGCTATGTCTAAGTTCCCTAAAGGTGTGCATATTAATCACTATTTCACTGATACTAATGCATGGTTCATCCGTACTAACGCTCCAAATGGTATGAAAGCATATACTCGTCGAGCAGTTGAGTTTGGTGCTGATAATGATTTTGATAGTGAGAACGCTAAGTTCAAATCTTCAGAACGTTACAGCCAAGGCTGGATTGATCCTCGAGGTATCTTTGGTTCAGAAGGTGCATAAGAAGTAAACTGAGGTGGGGGAGCAATTCCCCCTCTCTTTTAATAATTTAATATATCCTTATACCTCTTACAGCGGGGATAGGGAGTTGACAGCCTGACAAGGCTAGGAGTAAATAATATGGCTGCTAATGAATCAACTAAATTCTCACACATGTCCAATCTTAAAGTCGGTACTGCCAATGGTGGTGGTCGATTATTTGTGGGTGGTGTAGAACATAATATAAGTAAAGTAGAAACACAACTAACTGCACAGACATTAACTGCTGCTGATAATGGTAAAACTATTCTATTAGGGGATGCTGCTCCTGGGGATGTTACCCTACCTGCAGTAACTAATACTGGTTTTAAAGTTCGAGTACAATGTAACTTTGCAATTACATCTAGTGCTGCTGTTATCTCTGCTGAAGGTGATAATATATCTGGTCTTCTTATTGTTAATGGAGCTACAGTACTTGCTGAAGTAGAAGATCAAATCAACTTTATCCTTAACTTAGCTGAGATCGGTGATTATATCGATATCGTAAGTGATGGAGCTGCTTGGATTGTTACTGGCGCTGGTGGAGCTGCTGGTTCTATTACTGCAACTGATCCTGCATAATGTATAGGATCTTTCCAAAAAGAGAAGAGGACAGGAGTACTAAACATTACTCTTGTCCTAAGCTCAATCAACTATCCAAGCTAGACCCTAACTACAAACCCCCTACTCTATGGCAAAAGGTTAAGAAATGGCTACTAGATTACTAAGTTCTGTTACTACAACTGGGGCAGGGAATAGCTGGGGTGTTCGGATGGGAGTGATGGAACACACTGTACAATGCACATTCACAGGTAATCCTACTGCAGTTACTATTGAATTAGAGGGAAGTCTGGATAATGAAACATGGTATCAGTTAGCCGGTCATAAGGTATCCACTGGAGATATCACTGATTCTAAGACTATGTTCCATGTGACATCTAAACTGGTTACTTATGTACGACTTAACCTAACTACATTAGAGGGAGGGACTGCCCCTACTTTAACTGCAATTTATGAAGGAGGTGGACAGTAATGAGTCAGGGTACTTTTGTATATGAGAATACAATAAATACAGATGAGACAGATCTAGAGGCATTAGGGTCTATTGCTGGATTAAGCCCTATACATAAGTTTGGATTTAATAATGATGTAGGGAGTACCTATGAGCCTGTTTGTATAGGAGGTAATTACCAAGTCCCAACTGCAGCGGTAACTTTACAAATTGAAAGTGATGATGCTCAAGATAATTCTGCTGGAACTGGGGCCAGAGAAGTAACAATACAAGGACTGGCTGCAGATTGGTCCTTTGTACAAACTACAGTAGTACCAGATGGATTAACCCCTGTAACAATAGATACTGACTTTGTTAGGGTATTCAGGATATTTGTATCATCTAGTGGTACTTATGCTACTCAATCAGCTGGGTCTCATGTAGGGGAAATAACAATCACAGATGCTGCCACAGGAACAGATATCTGGGCTGTAATCTCTAATGATGGTTTCCCTTTTGGGCAAGGGGAGATATCAGCTTATACTGTACCAAAGGGGTTTAAAGCACTAGTAAAGAACTTTACAGTAAAAGTAAGTTCTGCAAAAGCTGTTGATGTATTATTCTTTCAGAGACCTAACGCTAATGACATTGTAGCCCCTTACTCTGGAGCTATGCGTGTTATTGCTAGAGCAGAGCAAATAGATGACTTATATGAAAGTTCCACTCATAGTCCTTATGGACCTTTTGATGAGTACACCGATATAGGTTTTATGGCAAAGACTCCAACATCGTCAGGTGTAGTGTCTACAGAATTTGAAATATTTTTATATAAGAAATAAGGTAGAGGATAGATAAATGGCAGATACAGTAAGCACAGATGTATTAGTGAGCGGGGGTAATAACTACACTGTTCGTTTAGTAGGTGAAAGTGATGGGACAGGTGAAAGTGATGTCCTAAAAGTAGATATAAGTGGATTGACAGGACCTATTGGTGTTGCCCCTTCATCTATTAAGATTATGGAGATCCAATACGACATACAAGGATTCTCAAGTATTAAACTAGCATGGGATGGTACTACAGATACTGTAGCTGCATTACTATCTGGCCAAGGTATGAAAGAATATGCATACAATGGGGGTCTTAATGCTGATAATGCTGATGGTACTGGAGATTTACTATTAACTAGTAATGGTGCAATAGCTGGAGCTACATACGATATCTTATTAATCTGCAAATTGAAAGAATAGTATAATGGCTATTACATTAACTGAACCAGTAAACTATATAGTACATCAAAGAGATGTATCCTTGGGTACAGCTGATGTAACTATCGCTGGTACTTATACATCAAGTTTAGGTACAGCTGAAGCTAAGATAACTAACTTTGTTGGTGGTGCTACTGTAGTTGATTGGACAGAGATTGATGCTTCTCCTGCTGCAAATGCATTTAGTGGTACATTAACTATCCCTGAAGGTGGTTGGTATTTAGTCCAAGTAAGAGATGGACAGAATACTGGAGATACTGATGTAGGGTCTAATAAGATGGGTGTAGGTATTGTTGTAGCCTGTGCTGGTCAAAGTAATATGAGACGTATGTTTCAGTTTGCTACCACTGAAGTAGTCAATGACCTGGTATCCTTATACAATGTTAGTGCATGGCAACACTATCCCGCCCTCCAGGGAGCTGGTGCCATCTCCATAGGGAACACTATAGCAGTTAACACAGGATTACCAGTGGGGCTAGTAGAAGGGGCTGTAGGAGGCACTGGGCTCGTTTCAGGTGCTGATATAGGGAATGGTTACTGGTTAGATACTTCTGCATCTTCTATATATGATGATTTCAAAGTAAAGGTTAATGCTGCAGCTCCTAATGGAGTAGAATGTGTATTCTGGATACAAGGTGAGACTGATGCTAATGTAGGCACATCTCATGTAGATTATCAAGCAGGATTGGGTACACTAATAACTAATATCAGAGCAGACATTGCTAATATGAGTAGCTTCCCTGACCTACCCTTCATAGCTGCTGAGATTGGATCTGATACTACTGTAGGTACTGATGATGATGAATCTACTGCCATAAGAACAGCTATTGTAGAAGCAATGGCAGAGAATAGTGATGCTTATTTAGGAGCCAATACAATAGATGCTCCTTTAACAGATACAGTACATTACACAGAAGCTGGACAAGTAGCAGTAGCTGAGAGATTAGGATTATCCTACTTAAAAGTACTTGAATTGGTATCTTACTCTGGGTTAGGTCCAGTAATGACTAGTTATATAACTAACAGCTCTACACAAACAGATATATTAATGGTACATAACGGGGGTACAGCATTTACTCCTACAAGTGCTATAACAGGTTTTGAAGTATTAGATGATGGAGTAGATGCTGCTATATCAGCTGCTGTTCTATTACAAAACCATATAATTAGATTAACTCATGCAGCTGTATCAGGAGTTAAGACAGTGAGATATCAATATGAATCTGCGCCTACGTTAACTGGTGTAGTAGTAGATAATACCTCAGAGGCACTACCTTTAAGATCGGCTGGTGGAGGTATCTCTGAGAAAGCAACAGGTGGGTCTAGTGGAGCTACCTCCCAAAGAGCTGTCCGTAATCGAATGAGGAAAGGAAGATAAGTAAATGGCTAATCTAAATATGTATGATACTTTCATACGAGATCAACACAAATCAGGGCAAATAGACTTAGAGGATACAGTTACATATACTTTTAAGATAGCTATTGTAACTTCTGCATACTCACCTGCCACTGGGACAGATGACTTCTGGGATGATGTATCTGCTAATGAAGTAAGTGGGACTGGGTATACTGCTGGGGGTAATGCTATTGCTAGCCCTGCTGTTACCTTAGCAGGAGGCACTATTACCTTCGATGCTGCAGATCCCTCTACTTGGTCACAGGATGGAGCAGGTTTCTCTAATGGTCGTAGAGCTATTGTGTATGCAGACACAGGTACTCCTGGTACTTCTCGTCTAATTGCATATAGTGATGACTTTGGATCTAATCAGGGTAATGTATCTGGGGATTTAACCTTGACTATATCAGCTACTGGTATCTTTACTGCGACATAAGGAGTAAGATATGGCTATAATTTATGTAAGAAGTAGTGCTGCAGGTGGTGGTACAGGCGCTGACTGGACTAATGCATATACTACTTTACAGGCTGCATTTACTGCCTGGACTACATCTGATATTATCTGGTGTGCTGCTGATCATAATGAGACAGCTACAGCTAATGTAAATTGGACTTGTGGTAATGCTACATTATTAATACCTTGCCCTGTGTATAGGGTAGATCATACTACTGATATCTACTCCCCAACAACCGGAGCTGATACTAAGCAAATGGACTGCTCTACTGGGTCGTATGATATAGTGACTCAAGCCTCCTTTGCCTTTTACGGTCTATACTTCGATTGTGGAGATGACTTCTATAATATTACAAATGATACATATACCTATATGGAAGATTGTAAAATACAAATGTCTTTCACTGGTAATAGTTCATTTCAAATGTGGCAAAATACTGCCAAGGTAGGATTCAGAGCTAAGAATACTACATTCTCCTTTCAGGGTACTGGGGGATATATTGACCATACTAATATTCGTGTAGAGTATGATGGATGTACTTTTACAGGAACTACTAGGTCAGCTGGGTTCATATATTATTTGTCTTCTAAACCAATGTATGCTGTATTTACTGATTGTGACTTCTCAGGGATATCTACTACAACTTTAGTGGATACTTCTAATTCAGGTACTGGGCTAAATGCACATATAGAATTTAGGAATTGTAAGTTCCCTACTTCTTATTCCCTAGATGATGGTACTATTAATTCTAGGAATGTAGAGATAGTAGCTTACAATTGTCATACTGCTGGGGATACCTTTGATAATTCTAAAGTTACAGTAGCGGGGGATACTACTACTTCTACTTCTGCTTATCATGACTCAGGTTATGCTGATTATGATGGAACTACCAATATATCTGGAGAATTAACTCCTAGTGCTAATTGCTCAGTAGTCCTCCCTATCCAAAGCTTTAAGATAGGAGGTATTGCAACAGCAACTGGGTCTCAAACATTCACATTAGAAATGGTAGAGAATTATACCTCTGCATTAACAGCTCAAGAATGTTGGTTAGATTTATACTACCTTGACTCTGCTACTTCAGTAGTTCATAAAGTAGATACTAGTTCAAGAGAATTTGCATTAGCCTCTTATACGGCCTTATCAGCTGGAACAGGGTTAGCAAATTGGACAGGAGAACCTGCTGGATCTAGGAGTGTTAAGATAGCTGTAACTGTAACAGTTAATCAAACTGGGCTGTACTTCGGGGTACTTAATGTAGGTAAATATGAAGCTGGTAAAGTAGTTCATGTTGATAACAAGATGAGTGTAGCCTAATGGCAAGTAAAGGTAAACATACAAGTAATCCAGGGTATCAAGCCGGTAACCACTGGAATGTATGCCAGAGATGTGGTTTTGATATGCGTTTATCTGATTCTACTATTGAGTGGAACGGGTTAAAGGTATGTAATGACTGCTGGGAGCCTAGACATCCCCTAGACTTTGCCCAGGCTCATCCTGAGGATACTTCAGCAAAAGGAGTAGTTACTGGACAACCTGCTGATGTGTATGTTAATAACGCTATCTCTCTAACATTAGATACTGCTAGTTACACTTATGATGCAGGGGCTATTAATGAAGGTGGTGTTCCTTCTGTAACTATTGAGTTAACTACAGCTTCCTATGCGTATACTCCTCAGACAGTGACAGCTACTGTAGGTAATCTGATAACATTAGATACTGCATCATATGCATACACAGCACAATCAGTAACAGTAGATGTATCCGTATCAGGGTCTAGTATTAATATACCTGGTTTTGGTTACATGACTACAACAGGGGGATCTATTGATATTCCTGGATTTGGATATTTTACGGGGTAATTTAAATGGCTTTATCAGCATCAACAAATCACAATATGACAGTAGGGGAAGTTATCTCTGCTGCTTTACGTGTATGTGGTATTGGCTTAAATGGAGAGACAGCTACTGCACAAGAAACTAATGATACACTAGAAGCAATGGAAGGTCTCATTAAACTATGGTCTGTAAGAGGACTTAAGTTATGGATGAGACGTAACCAAGATATAACCATGGTAGCTTCCGATAAGGACTATACATTAGGTCCTTCTGGGGATGTTACTATGGATCGCCCTTCTGATGTATTTAATGCTCAACTTGTAGATAGTAGTGGTAATACTATACCAGTTACTCCTATGTCTCGTGAACAGTATAGGAAGCTATCTGACCCTACCTCAACAGGTACACCTACACAATTCCACTATGACCCTCAATTAACTAATGGGACATTATACCTTTGGCCAGTACCTGATGCTACTGCTGCATCTACTTATACTTTAAATATAAACTACAGTAAACCTATTGATGATGCAGATGCCACTACTAATGATTTAGAATTCCCTCAAGAATGGTACTTAGCTCTTAAATGGAACTTAATTAAAGAGATTATGATGGAATATGATCTACCTGAAACTAAACAAAGACGTATTGAGAAGTTTGCTAATTATTACAGGAAGGAAGCAGAAGGTACAGATATCGAAGATAATAGATCTTTGAAGTTTAGACCTACTAGGAGACGTAAGTAATGACTGTTTCTATACATGGATACCCTAAGTTTAAGTTCTTCTTACCAGGAACTAATCAATTAGCTGTGGGTGCTAAATTATTCACATATGAACCTGGTACTTCTACTAAGAAGACTACTCATGAGGACTTTGATCAAAATACCGCTAATACTAACCCTATCATCCTTGATGCTAATGGGGAATGTACTATGTTCCTTGATGGTAAGTATAAGTTGGTATTAGCTCCTGCTAATGATACTGATCCTCCAGCTTCTCCTTACTGGACATTAGATGATGTAGGGGATGTTGATGTAACTGCTGATGCGGTAGGTGTAGCGAATAAGGTCCCTAATGGTTCATTCGAGACAGATGCAAACGGGGATAGTACTCCTGATAACTGGACCGCTACTGCAGGGACTGGTAATACTTTAGCACTAGATACTGCGGATAACTACCACGGTACTACTTCTATGAAGTTTACTATAGCTTCTGCTAATACCGCTGATATTATTACTGACTTCTTTGAAGTACAAGAAGGTCAACAAGAAATATTAAGATGGGCTATGAAAGCCTCAGCTGTAGATGCTAATGTAATTGTTAGAATGAAATGGTATACAGATGCACAGTTATTTATATCTAACTCTGACTTGTATTCGGATAGTGCCACTAACCCTACTTCTTGGACCGACAAGGGAGTATTATTTACTCCTCCTTCTACTGCAAGATATGCTAAGTTACAGGTATTAGTATCTACTACTGGTAAGACTGTTAATGTAGATAACTTCAGAACACAAGCTAATGAGTTAAATGATATTGCTGAGACTATATCTGGGGATAAGACACTTACTGGAGATAATACATTTAGTGGAGATAATACATTTAGTGGGGCTAATATCCATAGTGGAACAAGCTCATTTACTGGGCAAGTTACAATAAATGATAATAACTTAGTATTAGAACACTCTTCTGCAAGTACTGGAATATATACTCAGTATGTTAATGCAGATACTCTATCAACCTCTACTGATGGGTTCATTGTGGGTATAAATGGGTCTGAAGAAGCTGCGTTATGGAATTTCGAGAATACAGATCTTGTCTTAGCAACTAATAATACATTCAGAGGTAAGATATCTTCTAATGGTTACTTCCTAATAACCCCTGATGGTACAGATTTTACTCCTACTTACGATCTATGCATATACGGTGGAGTTAATGGAGATGCCTATACTCAATATACTAATAGTATTACTAGTACCACTGGCTCTGATGGTTTTTTAGTTGGATTAAATACAAACGAACAAGGTGTTCTTCGTAATTATGAGAACACTGATATATGGATTTATACTAATAATACATTTAGAGGTAAGATAGCATCTGGGGGTAATTGGGTAATATCTCCAGGGGGCACTGATTTTACTCCTGAAAATGAATTAGTAATACATGCTACCTCAGCAAGTGGGGAATCCTACTGTCAGTTTGTTAATAGTACAACAGGCACGACAGGAAGTGTCGGGTATTTAACAGGTATAAATACTTCTGAACAAGCACTAGTATGGAACTATGAAAACACAGATTTAATCTTTGCTACTGGTGGATCTAGACGAGCTAAGATATCTTCTAATGGTAATTTTCTAATAAGTCCAGATGCTACGGACCTTACCCCAAATGCTGACTTAGTTGTATATGGGGATAATACGGGTACTAGTGGTATATTGATACAGAACTCAGACACTGGAACTGCCTCGAACAATGGCCTATTGCTTGGGTTAAACTCTGGTGAAACTGCCCAAATCTACAATTACGAAGCTACGGATATGTGGTTCGGTACTGGTGGCTCATTAAAGATGTTCATTGACCACTCAGCTGGGGGCTTAGTAGTATCAGGTAGTCCTTTAGATACTGGGAATGGAACAGGGACAGTAGATGCTGTTAATGGCGTATACGTAGATGGAGATGTCCTTCAACTACGAGGGGCTTTGGTATATTATACTGGGACCAAAACACTAAACACAGGCACAACGAATACATTAACATTCAATGCAGAACACTATGATACTCACTCCTGCCATGATACTGTTACAAACAATACTAGATTAACTGTACCTAGTGGATTTACTAAAGTTAAATTGAGTGGTAATGTGATATTCGATACTACCTTATCAGGTACTGAAGGATATTGTTATATCAGGAAGAATGGAACACTAACTGTTGCTCAAATGCAGTATGACCCCTCCCAGCTAGGTATAGATACCTTCAGTATAAGTACTCCTATCCTTAACGTGGCTGCTACTGATTACTTTGAACTTCTTGTATACCATGCTTCTGGTGTCTCTGAGGGTATTGATGAGACTCATACTACATTCTGTATAGAACTATTGGATTACTAATAATGGCTAGAATACCTATAAATGGACAATCTAATGAGGGTTTCTCAATAGATGCTAACTACCAGAGAACTGTTAATTGGTATCCTGAGAGTGATCCTACTGGCAAGGACAAGGTGCCTTTGTACCCTACTCCTGGTTTTAGTACTGAATTTGCTTCCGCAGGGTCAGGCCCAATAAGAGCTAGTATAGTACTTAACTCATTAATGTATATAGTATCCTCTGATACACTATACAGTGTAGATACTGTAGGGAATGAAACTACTCTGGGAACTCTTCAAACTACCTCTGGTCGTTGTGAGATGGCCCATAATGGAGATGAGATAGTAATTGTAGATGGTACACAAGGATGTCACTACAAGGAAAGTACTACTACCTTTACAGCTGATCTTAATGCTACTGATGCTGACTTCCCTAAAGCAGCTACTACAATAACATTTATAGATGGATATTTTGCAGTTAATGACCCAGCTAATACTAATGCAGCTAATGCTCCTGGGGGTCTATTCATATCTGGATCATACAATGGAGAAACATGGGCTGCTTTAGATTATACAGTTGCTGAGAGGTCTTGGGATCAGATTCTTGCTTTGAGAATAGCGAATGGTCTATTATGGGCTATTGGTGAGAATAGTACTGAGGTATTTCAGAATACAGGTAATGCTGATTTTCCATTAGAACCTATCAGATCTGCTGTAATAGAATATGGTACATTAGCGGGAGCTTCTGTATCTGAAGCTGATAATACTTTGATATGGGTATCTAAAAGTAAGTATGGCCAAGGACAAGTATTACAAAATAATGGGTATGGTGTTAAGAAGATATCTACTGATGCAATAGATAATCATATCCATGGATATACTGTTACAGATGCACAATCATTTGTACTACAATGGAAAGGGCATACTTGGTATGTATTAACCTTCCCTACTTCAGATAAGACATGGGTATACGATCTATCTACTCATATGTGGTTTCAGTGGGCTACTAACGGAGATGACTCTAGGCACATATCTAATGATTATGTGTTCTTTAATAGTAAACATTACATAGGTAGTCGAGTGGATGGAAAGATATATCAGCTAAAAGATACTGAGTATAGTGACGATGGGACAGCTATCACAAGAGTAAGACAATCACCTCATATCCATTTCCAAGGTAAAAAAGGATTTGTAAGAGCTATTGAACTTATCATGGAACAAGGGGTAGGAACTGTATCAGTTACTGATCCTCAAGCTATGGTCCAATGGTCTAAAGATAGGGGTCATTCCTGGTCAAGTGAACAATGGAGAGATATCCTTGGTAATGTTGGGGAGTACTCTAAAGCATCCACATGGAGAAGGATAGGTAGATGTGAAGATATCCTTATCCGTATAAAGGTTACAGATGCAGTTAAGGCATCTCTAATAGGAGCTTATATGGACGTTAATACTGGGGACTTTAAGGTACAATAACAATGGCATTAAGACGAATAATAGCTAGATCTCCTTTAGAGTTACCTGTGATGGACGGAGATAATACAAATACTACTTGGGAAAGATACTTTACCTCATTATCTCAATATGTCTATAAGTGGGATAAGTATGAAGTACTATTCAATCCTACTTCTGTATCAGCTAATACGACTAGTGAACAAACAATTACAATTAGTGGAGTGGCAACTAATGACTTTGTTACCGTTAGTAAACCCTCTCATACTGCTGGACTTGGTATAGTTAATGTACGAGTATCAGCAATAGATACAATAGCAATTACATATATAAATACTACTGGATCACCTATAGATCCCCCAGAAGAGACATACACTATAAAAGTGGAGAAGATATAAAATGGCCCTAGAATATAATCAAGAGGAATTTGCTAAGTTAAAAGCAGAGTATGACGCTTTAGCCATAGACGATCCTAAGAAAGCTGAATTACACCGAGATATAACTACGAAGGTATCCTCCCTCGTAAATGCCATACCTGATGCCTTTGGTCTGCAAGACGATATTGTAAAACAACTGGCTTCGGTAGGGTTAGGTAATGAGTTTAGACAGGGTACTCCTGAAAATACTCAAGTGGCCAGTAAGTATGAGGCAGCTGGATTCCTCACTAAGAAGACTGATGAAGCTGCTGCTGCAGGGGAAGAGAAGCTTGCTGCAGGTAGAGCAGCATTAGAGGCTGGAGTTGATACTGCAAAGGGTGAGTTAGCTACTGGAATTGAAACAGCTAAAGGGGAACTGTCTACTGGCTTTCAGGAAGCTAAAGAGGGTATTGCTGCCACTAAGGAAGAAGTAACCGGAACTATTGCAGCTGGTGCTGAGGCAATGAAATCAGCTGGAGCTGAGACTGGTACTCGCTTAGAGGATATAGGTAAAGAAGCAGGAGCTGGTATTACTGCTGCTACTGCAGCCACTGGAGCTGATATTCAGGCCAGAGGGGAAGCTGCTGAAGCTAAGATGACTGATGCTTGGCAAGGAGCTGAAGCTAAAGCAGATGAAAAGCTAGGAGCATACTCAGAAGCTGGTAAGAAAGCCATGGGTGCTTATGAGGGCCTAATGGGGTTAGGGGGTCAATCCCCTGCAGAAGTACAAGCTCAATTAGAGAAGACTCCTGGTTATCAGTTCAATCTAAAAGAAGGATTAAAAGCTACCAATAGAGGAGCTGCTGCTAGAGGGGGGTCATTAGGTGGTAGAGCCTTAATAGAATTACAAGAGAGGGGAGCTGGGATTGCCTCTAATACATTCAATACTCGAGTAAGTCAATTATCTAATATGGCTGGTATGGGCTTACAGGCAGGTACTACCTTATCTACTGTTGGTCAGAATGTTGCTCAAGGTGTATCTGGGGCTGCAAAGACTGGACTAGATGCAGGGATGAGAGGAGCTGAGATAGCTGGAGCTGGAGCAGTATCTGGTATAGAAGTAGCAGCTGGTGGAGCTAAATCTGGAGCTATGTACACAGGAGAGACTAATCAAAGAGCTATTGCTACAGAGACCCAGGGTACAGCTGGTATCCAACAGTGGGCTGGAGAGACTGGAGCTAAGATGTCAACTGCAGAAGCTGGAACACAAGCAGACCTAACTACTCGAGGAGCTACTGGAGCTGCAGCTACTACAATGACCGGAGCTACTGGATCTGCAGGTAATTATCAACAAGCGGCTGGAATGGCAGCTAGTCTATATGGTAATTTAGCTTCACAAGGATCTAGTATGACAGCTGATGCTGGGACAAGACAAGCTACTATGGAATGGCAAAGGTTAGAGGCTGATTTAGCTAGAGATATGGCTGAATGGCAAGGTGGTCAAGCCTTATTTGGTGATTTGATGAGCGTAGGTGGATCTATCTTGGGTGGGCCTATTGGTGGTGGTATAGCTTCGGCAATATTCGGTTAAGGAGAATAATAAAATGAGTTTAGCTAATATAATCATGCAAGGTACTGCACAAGGTCTAGAATCTAGATCAAGAGGTATCAGAAGTCTAGCCAAGGGTATAGAGAAAGCTGGTGATTGGTATCAAGGAAAGGAGGAGAGAGAAACCAAGAAGCGTTATATGAATGCGCAAGCTGATGCTATGGAGACCTCTGCTAAAGCTGGTAAGAAGAAGCTCAGTGATCAGAATGCACTACAAACTATCATATCTGAAGGACAGAAAGCAGGTAAGACTACTGCAGAGATTGCAGAGGATGCTCGAGTACAAGGGATTGGAGATCTAGGTTCTCAATGGTATGATCAAACTCTAATTAATGAGAAGAATGAGTTAGCTGCTGAATCACAGAAATGGACTATAGCTGAACAAAAGGCTGATGAGATTGGCATGTTATCTATGGGAGCTAATACTGAGGAGGAGATGCAAGGAGTTGTTCAGAAGATTAACCAAATGACTGGTAAAGACATCACAGAAGGTCATAAAGGTTCTCTAATGGATCTTAAAGCTCAGTTAGAAAATGGGTCTAAGAAGGTCCAAGATGTAATGTATAAGAAGCAACAAATGGTTATGCAGCGAGGAGCTAATGAAGTTGATCGTCTTGATAAGATTATCAAAGATCTTGAAGCTAAACCTAATAAGACTGATGATGATAAGAAGTATCTAGAAAGAGTTAAAGCTAACAGAGAGACTTCTGTACAGAAAGTCCAGGCTACTATCTCCCTCAAGGAAGAGAATGAGAGAATGAAGTTGGAGAAGCGGAAAGGGGCATACGCTAAGACTGGTACTGAGATTATTCAAAGCCTATGGAGTGATGATGAACTTGGAGATGTAACTGGATCAGAAGCAGCTATGAGGGGTGAAACAAAAGCTATCGCATATGCTACAGAGTTATTAGAAAGTGGAGTACCTATCTCAGAGGTTAAGCGATGGGCTGCTGATAATGTATCCTTAGATGATCAGAATGATTGGGCAGATCCTACTACTTGGTGGAAAGAGGATGCAGTCACATTTACTAAATATCAAGGGGAAGTTCCTAAACAAGGAGCATCACCTGGAGATCCTGCCCAGAAAGGTGCATTACCTCAGGGATGGGATCAAGCACAATATGATACTACTGCCCAGGCTATAGCAAAAGGGGAGGGTATTTCCTTAGAAGATGCTAAGAAAGCATTAGATCAGAAATTAGGTGTAACTAGATAATGGCACTAGATTGGAATAAATATCTCCCACAAGAGGCTCCTGAGGTACAGGAAGGGCCAGATATCTCCTCATATCTTCCTAGTGAAGAGAAAGGGGTAGATTTGAGCCAATATATGCCTAAGGAAGAAAGTCCCGTAGAAGCCAATACAGAGGCTCCTATGGACGTATCCTCATATCTACCCACTACAGCTAAACTGGGTCCTCTTGAAGTTGATGTATCTCCTGAGGTATCAGCTGCTTTAGTTGGAGCTGGCCATATGATGACTGAGAGCTGGAGAGGCCTTAAGCAGATAGCTGGTCAATCTGACTTCCTTAAGAGAACCTTCAATATAGATACTGACTCTATGAAGAGAGATGAGGAGGTGATGACTAAGCTGTATGATGACCCTGAAGTAGGAGGATATGCAACTGGAGGAGCTGTAGTTGGAGCTATTGCAGAACCAGTGGGTTTCCTTATACCTGGAGCTAAAGCAGCTACACTTGGTCGTACAGTCCTTAAAGGGGCTGCTATTGGGGGTGCCTATGGTGCATTAGCTTATGCTGATCAAAGAGAAGATGAGACCTTTATAGAAGCTAAAGCTAGAAAGATAGCTACCTATGCCGGAGGGGGGGCTGCTACTGGTCTAGTTGTAGGTAGCATTGCCAAAGGATGGGATAAGGTAGCTAATAGATCACTATCTAAGGCTGCTCAAGCTGAAGTTAAACAAGCTACTAAACGATATAAAGCTAAGTTAGGGGATCAAGTAACCAAAGATCTAGATGTAAGAATAGCTGCTGAGAAACAAATGGATGAATTAGACTATCTGTATGCCAAGGAAATGGTTGACGGAGGTACTACTGATCCTATTGAAATAGTAGCCAATATACATAAGAGAAGTCCTGAAACTGCTGCTAAGGCTGCTGATGCTGGAGACCTGGCCAAGATCACTGGTAGAGTATGGAAGACTAATATCCCACCTGATGTGGCTCTTGATACTGTCAGATTCTATGAGAAAGCTCCTTCAGATGGACCTGGGAAGACTATTAAGAATATGTTAGGTCTATTAGGTACTGAGATTAAGAATGCTTCTCCTAGAATCCATGGTAGAGTCCAGAAGATGGAGGGGCAAGCCCATAAGTATGAACATGAAGCTATGAGTAAAGTAGAAGACTTCATGAAGATCATTGATAATAAGATGGGTAGACGTACCCCTATGCAGAAGGTATTAGGTAAGTCTGTTAAACTAGAGGATGCTTCTCCTGAATATCAGAAAGTAGCTAAACACTTGGTTAATGGTGAATTAGGTGCTGTTAAGAAGATATTAGAAGAGAAAGGTGAAAGGGATGCTAGTAAAGCTGTAGATAGTTTAGAATCATTCCTTACTGACCATGGTAATAGACTTGTTAAAGCTGGGGTTATTAAGAAGGATCAAGTAATTAAACACTTCTTCCCTAGATCTGTACAGGATTATGATGCTCTTAAACTATCTATGGGTAAGACTAGTCAAACTAAGTTGACCAATACTTTGAAACAAGCTGAAGAGAAAGCTGGTAGATTATTGAATCCTGCAGAAAAGGCTAAGATCATAGATGGCCATATGAGGAAGTTCCCTGAAGGGATACAAACTACTGGAGGTAGACATACTAAAGCTAGAACTATGGGGTACATAGGAGATGATCAATTAAAATTCTATGAAGATCCATTAGAGACTCTTAAAGGATATGTACAAAAGACTTCTCAAGATATCCATAAAGCTGAATTATTTGGTAAGAATGCAGTATATGATACCATTGATAATGTGAAGGTTATTGATACAGAAGCTTCTGTAGGTAAGTTTGTGGAAAGTGGATTAGCTGATGGATCTATCAAACCTTATGATGTTGAACATGTAAAACAATTACTTAACATTAGGTTTGGCCAAGGGGAGAGATCTCCTGATAAGTTATTCCAATCTGTTAGAAACTTACTTAATGCTTCATTACTTGGTAATCCTTTCTCTGCAGCTGTACAGTTTGGTGATGTAGCCATGTCTGGGTATGCCCATGGGGTATTAAATACGGTACAATCCATAGTCCCAGGAGCTAAGGCTACTTTATTAGCTGGTAAAGGTAACATGAAAGGCTTTGTAAAGGATATGGGATTTATAGATCATATCTCTGAGGAGTTTGTAGATAGCTCTCATACAGCTAAGTTAATGAAGTTTGCTATGAGATGGTCTGGTTTCTCTCGAGTAGATGCTTTTGGTAAAGAAGTAACTATGAGAGCTGCCCTTAGTAAAGGAGTTAAATCAGTAGCTAGTGATGCAGGGGCAGCTAAATTTATAGCTAAACATAAAGCTCAATATGGAGATGATGTCCATAAGTTAGTTAAGGATCTACAGGCAGGTAAGGTTACAGATGATGTGAAGGTATTCCTGTTCTCTGAATTAAGTAGAACACAACCCATATCTAAGTTAGAGTTACCTCCTGCTTATCTTAATACCCCAAATGCTAGGATAATGTATACTTTTAAATCCTTTATGTTAAAGCAAGTGGATCTAGTTAGACAGGAAGCTGTTAAGGATATGGCTAATAAGAACCCTGAAGTTAAGATCAGAGGGGTAAAGAGACTCATGGGTATTGGTTTAGCCTTAGGTTTCTCAGGTATGTCGGGGGCCGTTATAAAGTCTGCTTTGTCTGGTGACACTGATAAGCTAGAAGAGTTAACTAATGCTGGGGATCTTCCTATGAACCTGGGTAAATCAGCTATGGGTACTTTTGGTTTATCTGAGTATGCTTTAAATAAGATGGGTAAAGGTCGTATACTAGAGGCTGGAGTAGATATGGTTACTCCTCCTATCCAAGTGTTTGATAATCTTCTTAAGGAAGATGGGTATAAATATGCTCCAATAGGGGGAAGAGCAGTTGACTACTGGTTCGGAGATGGGTTACAAAAGGAGATGGATAATGTCCGTAAGAGAGCAAAAAGAGCTAAGAGAGCAAAAAGAGCAAGTCGAGAACGATAATCTTAGCACAGCACAACGTAAGATTAAATATAATGAGGTAGTGGTTATGGATAAAGAGAAATTGCATGAGGACATAGGATACCTCAAGGCAAGTACCGAGCACAATGCGAGGGAGTTAACCAATCTATCTAAGTTCGTTAGAGACCATATGAACAAAGAGGAAGAAATAGTTAAAGGGATAAAGAAGCAAATGTTATTAATATTCTCTCTTCTTCTTATTATACTTGCTAAAGATATCCCTTTACAGTCATTATTATCTTTATTAGCCCTATTGTAGTTATATCACCTGGGCTGGTGTACTGTCCTTAGAATTCGTCAAAGTCACTCATAAGTTGCTCTACAAAGTGATTCTTAGCGATTTCTGTCACATCGTTAATATCAATTAGATTGACTGAATTCTTTGGACTATCCACTACTTCCTTTGCGAATTTATCTACGTTCTTGTTTAACACAGGAACTATGTACTTTAATAGTACATGCTTCACTACCTTACTCATTAATATTTTAAACATTACTTATCCTCCATATCTAATACCATCATACTATCATCATCCCATTCTACAAACCCTCTCGGTTTAAATGCAGTAGGACAATGAGCCATTACCTTCTTAACACCAATCCCTTTAAAGTACCCAAATGCTTCCTGATACCTCTCCTTAGACCACTTACCAAACAAACCACTAATGATTAATACTTGTGGTGATTCTAATGTAAAAGACATAATACACTCAGCTGGATCAATCTCATGTACATCCCCTTCCCTGTAGAATCGCACATACCCTGATTTATATGTGACTTCCATTTCCTTTCCAACTCTCATCTATCTACACCTCCATACCTTATTTTCATTTACATCAAGCTCTTTCAAGCTCTCCAATACAACCTTATCTACATCTAGCCCTTCTTTTATATACCCATTCTCAAAGAATATTATTGCAGAAACAATCCTGGTGATAACGCTTCTATAATCATCCCCACAATAAACCCCGACAAGTTCCCTAGTAGAAAGGATATAGTTAGAACGATGAATATCATATTTATCTTGTTTAGGTCCATATCTATGTATTATCTCCTCCAAAGTAGATATACCAAGCACACTATGGTAATTGTGTATGAGAATAGTAATAGCCCTAACCCCAGATACATCACTTCTAAAGCACTCATGTAACCCATCATTGCACTTTACCTCCCCTACCCAATCATTACCCTTATGTATGCACCCTGGATTGTTAAGTGAATAGCATAATGTTTCACTATGTCCCAAACTAGATACCCATAATAAACAAAATCCAATAAGCCCATAAACTAACCTCCTCATGGTACACCTTTAAGACCTATACCAGGTCGCTCTACAGCTCTAGAAGCCTCCTCTACAGAGTGTAATCTATAAGGGAGATGCGTGTCATTGGGAGCATTAGCTAATTGCACAGACAGTATTGCATTGGCTGTCTTAATAGAGGTTGCATCCACATAGAGGTAGTGAGGGACTAAGACAACTGCTCTATACTTCTTAGTAATATCTTCAGCCATACATATCATTCCTTGTATCTTCAGTGTATTTAAACTTGTATATATCTACAGCTCTATTCTTATACAAGTGCATCTCAACATTCCCACTATACTTTTGAATAGTAACCCCATCTATATCATACATGGTAAGTAACGTCCTACCAATAACATGTATATGGATCTGACTGTTATTAGCGGAAGGTATAAATATCTCAACAGCCTTGGTCATTATTCCCCCCTACCCTCTCCTCTATCATATCCCAGACCTTCTCATACTCTGGCCAATCATCTTCTACTACAACACACTTCAACTGTGGCTTTCCATCTATATACCTAGAGTTACAAACCTTGTCTGCAATGCTATGTAGTATCTTGTTCTCTGTAGCAGTTAAACATCTCTGTGTATCTGAATACTTAATAACAAGATATCTATTCTCTCGTACCATTATTACTCTCCAGTGCCTTAATAATACTAACCTCATCACGAATATGCTGTAACCCATAAGTGAATAGAGTTATGTTGCATTTTCGCATCTCTTCCATAAGATACTTTGCAGTCCTATCTATAGTCTCTAACCTTATTTCAGAAGCTGTTTTCATAGAAACCCCTCCTCGTCAAAGAACTTAATATCCTCTTCACTATACAAGTGAGAGTGTATCAGATCAAACTTAAGGGCATAATCATGTTCAAAAGTATCTCCAATATACCCAGAAGTATCCGTGTAGGTAACTCCAAATATACACCTTGTTACACCTTCCTTTAGGAAGTCAAGAGGTAGGTCCTCTATGAATAGATATCCTGCCAACTCCTCCCAATATGAAACACTAGATAAATCCCCTATGATAGGAAGTACACTGCTCTCCAGGACCTCCTTGTGATCTCCCTCCTTATACACCTCATAGGAGGCTATAAAATGATACTTAGTCCTCATCTGGGCCCTCCTCAGTCTGCTCTTCAAGATCTCTCATTGCTAATTCTAATGCTAGATATTGAACATGCTTCTTAAGATCTGAGTTATTAGCCTTAAGTTTCTTAATAATTGTCTCCATACTTACAGCTTTCTTAGCTAATTCCCTATGACTATAATCAGATATGAATACTTGAAATCTTGGTCTCTTGTTCCTCGGCATATTACACCTCCACTTCACACCCACGTTTAATAGCTTTAGCTGTTATATCATTCCGTAAGTATAACAAACCACAGATACTACACATTTGCCATGGGAACTGCTTAATCCTCACTGGTCTATGAGGAACCTTTTTGAACTTCACCACCCCGTCTCTCCAGTATAAACTTAAGTCTAGCTAAAGCATTCCAAGCTACTGCTGTTGCATGAAGTAAACCTGTCTCATCATCGACTTCCCCATTCTCCTCTGCAAAGTAGTGACGTAACATGGCTGCAGTGTACCGTCTTTCTGCATCGAGTACATGCATCCATCCTCCACGACTATACTTCTTAGCACCGAAATCAGCCAACTTTGATACTTCTGTAAGGGAACTTCCAAATTGGGATAGGAAGGTAAGATCAACTTTTTGTCCATCATCTTTAGCCCCTGGTTTATGTAGGTCTTCCCCTACAAGATCATCATCCCAAGTTCTAACCACTGCTTTTTCCCATGGGTCCTCAGGCTCCTTCACGCTACTGTTACTTGTGATAGATTCAGTCGTAACTATAGTAGTCTTCATTGGCTTCTTCTCTTCACATTGGCAAAACATATTAACTCTCCTTCTTACCACGATACAATGTAAATGCCTTACATAGGTTAGGATTATGCCTCAGCACATAGAACACAGCCATTTCTAACTGGGTAATCTGTGGGTGAGTCAAGTCCATCTCCATCTTATCGTTGATATGCTCAAAGATTTCATGAGTTAAATGTTTCAGTTTACTTTCGTAGGTCATAGTAGGAATATCTTGTATTAATATCTCCTGTGTATCAAACCTAGCTAAACCATAGCACTCCTCGCCATCCATGAGAACCTCTTCTAGATAAGAGACCTCAATGTTTTGCCCTAGTATATCTAGATCCGTTACTAGGGAAGCTAACTTACTTTGTTTATTCATCACAACCTCCCTACCCATCTACCCTGTTTATTCAATATCATTGGTACTGCAATAGGTACATCATCTAGAACTACACCTGATCCAAGTATCGGTCTCTTACTTGTAGCTCCTTTTGCATAGTTAAAGGCAGGGTGTTTAGGATCTATCAAACAACCTACTGACATAGCCCAACTAATCTGCTTCTTATCTGCAAACCACTCAACACCAAATACACTATGATGATGACCTTGTACTACATTATGGCTATGTGTTTTAGCTACATTAAGTAAAGAAGCTGAAGCAGTATGGATCATAAGGCACATATCATCCTCATCTCTAACTGGAAACCAGAAGTTATCTGCCCACTCAAAGTCTACCCCATATAGATCATTATAACTCTTAAGATAATCTAAAGGAATACCAGCTTGTTTAGCCTTACGTTCTCCCATAATACAATGATTACCAAGAGCTACATTTATCGGACCAAACATACGTTCTAACTTTTGTACTCCAAGCCTTGCCTGATGATACTCATCTTCTGGAGACAATGTACCATACTCTATCTCATGAAAAGAAGCATTATGATTATCAGTTAAGTCCCCTACTGACATAGCTTGCTCACAATCGTACTCTTCATAAACTGCTTGAAGGAAGTCGAATGCATCTGGATGATGGAAAGGCATATGCATATCAGCGATAAATAGGGTATTCTTCATAACTCCACCCCCTTTATACCCAAATAGATCTTATCCCAGTAGTCCCACCCTTCCTCTGTATCGGCCCAGATCATCAAGGCCCCTAGATTATCTTCTTCAAGATCATCTTCACTAAGACTATCATACCTTGCTTCATTATTATTATGAATACGAAGTAGCTTATCAATAACCTCTATAGCTAGGTCTGGATCTAACATCTCTACAGCTTGTTGTGCTATTTTATACATTATCACTCTCCTTATCCTGTTTAATGTCTACGATTACCCGTACCTGCTTATCGCCCCATTGGTGATCAAACACCCTCTGAACACTCACCTCGATAGCCTTAGCAAACTCTGCATCTAATTGTTTCCTTACTTCACTCATAGCTTCATCAAGTATACCATGAAGTTTAGAGGCTACTATCTGATTAATACCAGGGGTAACTGCGCTTATAAAACTAGGTCCATCAAAAGAGATACTACTGCTATTAGCCATTCAACCACTCCTCAGGGATACTCCCTATACAATAGGTTACCCCATGTTTAATACACCAATCTGAATACTTATCATCCTTGCCCTTAGTTAACTTGTTATCTTGTTGAAAGTACATCCTAATATCTAGATCAGGGTTACACTTAATAACAGCTAACATTTTAGTTCTATCCTTAGACACAAATCTACCTTTAGTTTCAATGAAGAAGCCTAACTCAGGTAAGTAGAAGTCTGGAGTATATGTCCTATGTTGATATACCTCCTTAGATCCACAATTATCACAAGATGATTTTATAACCTTCTTCTTAAACTGTAACTGATGCTCCTCAAAGGAAAAGTCAACTGAATGCTTAAGCAACTCATCTGCTACCTTACTTTCAAACCCAGATCTAAACTCTGTACCATCTGCTCCTGTAGCTCTCTTAGGGTAATTCGCCATCTTCTATCTCCAATGTAAATGAACCATCAGGACAAAACTTCTCTGCATCCTCCTGGTTGTCGAATACAAATATAGCCCCTACCATACCGTCCTCATGATTAAGAGGAACCGCTTGGGTATACGCACTATTAAGCGATACAGTTAATTCCCTTGTTACTCTGTTAACCCCGTATAGTATCATCACATCATACCTCTTTCATCTGGGGTAAAGTCCTCCACAAATAACCACTTAGCCTCCTGTGGAAATATAAGACCAGAGCTATCAACTATCCTTAGAATCTTCTCATAAGCTTGTGCTTCAGTCATGGCCTCTACCTCAATCATAACCCCAGTATGCTGGTCAACAAATATATACAGTGTTAACTCACCCATCTCTGTCCTCCCTTAACATCCACAAAAGTTCCCCTCTATTCTCTATCATTTCAGCTATATAATCATCATCCTTTCCTTCAAAGTCTGGATGAGCTTTATAAGTATCAAATACAACACCATACATCTCACTAAGAGTATTACAAGGATCTATAAGTTTATTAGCCTTGGCTGGCCCTACTTTAAATAAACCTGGGATATTATCATTACTATCCCCAGTCAATACTTGCTTATAAAAGAATTTCCACCCCATCAACTCATCTACATAATAGGGAGGCTCACCTTTATGAGGGTTAAAATGCCAGCCAGGGAGCATATTTAGATCCTTATCTACATGAACTATACATGTCTTAGAATCCTGTTCCTTATTAATGTATTGGTGAGAGTCCCAATCCTTCCACTGGTGTATGCAACAAGCATCATCTGCTTCCATTCCATCTATTACGGTAGCATCCCAATGCTTAACCATGTAATCAATAATAGCTTGTTTATGTTTAGGTCTAGGAGACTGTTTATACTTAGCTTCAGTCTTGTCTAACCACTCAATCCACTTACCTTCTTCTCTCCAGGTAGCTCTCTGTTCAGGACTAGCCCTATTACCTTTATATGGTATCTCTTTAGCTACTCCTTCTCTGAAGTTATCCTTCCCTGTAATATAGAGTACTGGTTTATTACCAAATTGATCCTGAACCTTTTGTAATCCCATCTTAACACTGTGAAGGATATTAACTATAGGGTCAAGTACCTCTTCTTCAAGGAAGAATACATCCTCATCTAAAGTATATTCTTCTCTGGCTAACCAAGTCTTATACCCTGCATCACCATTAACATATCTAAATGAAGCTATAGGCCCCTTACGAGGTTTACTATAGTCCTTTTCAGATATAGGGTAGAAATGTTTTATAGTATATTGTCCAGCCATTCCACATGAATAGATAAATAGATCAGCATCTACAATGGGGATACGATCCATTATCTGAGGAGTCCGGTCCCCGCTAGGGGGAGTACTACTGCTCTTCCGCTTTAATTGCATTACCTTCCCCTTTAAACATCATATCATGAGCATCTTTAATACACTCAGCGCATAAGAATATATTTTGTCCTCTATTTCTCATAGAATACATATAAATAATATCCTCTGTATTAGGAGCGATATTTCTATCGCATCCTCTACAACTCGCATTGTGTTTAGTTTTACGTAGTTCCATTAGTGTTTCAAATGGCCAGGTAATGCTAACCCTTTATCTGGAGTAACAATACCTGACTTCTCAGTAACAAATGACTCATAATATGCATCCAACTGGATGGCCATACCTACAGCCTCAGGGAATACAGAGTGCATTGCTTCAACTACATTAGTCTTATTGTTAAGGATAATATACCCTAACTCCTGCTCTTCCCCTAAAGCACCAACATAACCAACTTCTAGAGTGTAGTGGATAAGATCAGGGAGGATACTCTCCCCCATCTCCCATACCTTTTCTTTTATACTATCCATTAGAAAGGATTCCCTTCTGCTTCTTCTGTTTCAGGCATTGGAGCACCTTTAGCTTCTTCTTGAGGAGCTTCTTCAGGAGCTTCATCTTTTATACGCTTATCAAATACATACTTAGCTAAACCAAATAGAGCTTTAGTAACTGCATTCTTAGGGTCATCACTATCCCCAACCCCAGGAGTAGTAAGAGCTTCCCCTACATCTGCTTGATACTTCTCAGGGATCTTAGCTAAAGATTTAATATTATCGAAGAGCTTGTCCTTATTAGCTCCTTTACCAGGATTATTCTCAACAGTAACCATAATAGGCTTATTCAATTGAGCTTCCCAATCTGGTTCTACTCCCCCTTCAGCATTAGAATCAAACATAGAGTAGTATTTAAATTCATTACTCTTTTCATCCATATCACTGAAGATATTAAAAGGTTTTGCCCAAAGGATACGAGGTAATATTACATCCTCTTCCCCCTCCTTTTCTACAGTAACTGTTTGACCAACCAATTCAATACCTAAAGCTATCTGCTGAAAGTTACCTTGGAACTCATTGTTGTAAGTCTTAGCTTGTAAGCCTAAGTCTGCTACATACACTAATCGACCCTCATAATCACCTGGTTTAAGGTTACCCCAGTCAATATCAGCTCTATCTGAACTACCCTTTACTACTTCTGTCGCTTTCTTTCTTACTAATGCCATTACAACTACTCCTTATTAATTACCTACATGTGTTAGACACCAACGTCTATATTAAAGTTCAATTTAATTTCATACTTTTATAACCTCCAATATTGCATGGGGGGTATGAGTCCCACACCAAGCTACACGATCTACCTTGTACTCCCCCTCCTTAGGTCCCTCTAAAAAGATTGTATCATTAACCCTTGGCACCACCTTCCAGTGTCTTAGCCCGTACTGGGCCCCATCTATGAATATGTATATTGCTATGTTGTCCATTAGTGAACAGCCTCCCAGTTTCTACCCCATTTAGGAGAACCTGTTACTGGTACTCTTATCTTGAGGAACTTACCCGCCTCTTCAAATGCCTTTATAGCAAGATAATTCACCCTATCCTGGTCCCTCGGATTTACTTCATACTCAAGCTCATCATGGTATATAATAATTTGTTGAGCGTCAAGACATTTAAGCTTAACCCATTTATTAAGGTACATTGCTGCTACCTTAACCACAATACTACCTGTACTCTGGAAATATGCATTAACCAATGAATGCTCAGACCTAGTACTGATACGTCTTCCATCTATACCTATGATATACTTACCTCCTGTATCTTTCCAGAACTTAGTTATAGCTTCCTTAAATTCAGATAAGGCTGTATTACCGCTCCAGAAGTCATTGAATAACTCTCTGGCTTTACCTATAGGGCACCCTAATGTATGTGCTAATCTCTCAGCTTGACAGCCATAGGTTAAAGCATACTTAGGGGCCTTAGCTCCATCTCTATCTGTACCAAATATGATAGCATTGTTAGCATGCACATCCCCTTCCAATAGTTCATAAGCATAAGCCTGTCCCCCTGTATATGGTAGACAAGCATGAGCTTCCATCCTAGCTTCTAATCCATCTGCATCAACACCCATCATTATCTTATCATCTGGTACAATAAAGAGAGATCTTATCTGCCTATTACTTGGCCATAGGTCCTTATCCTTAGGTTTAGGTACATTAACTAACCCTCTATGTGCCATACGACCAGTATTAGTAGCATTAGTTACAGCTCCTGCTTCAATCCTACCGTCATCCCGCATGATATTAATAACACCAGTGAGCTTACTATCCTTCTTCCTTACTCCAAATAGTATACCAGCTCTATGTTTTAATACAGATCTCTTACCGATAGCTAGACCTAAGCCACTATTAAGTTCCATTAAGGAAGGACAAGGGACTGTCTCCCCATAACTATTCTTAATAGTCATCTTAGGACTACCATTAGGGTGTAGATTAGTAGGTTTAGTCCATTCAATTGGTTTCCATCCTTGAGACAATAAGAAGTCCTTAATCTGAGAAGGAGCATTAAGGTTAGTCTTCTCAAAAGATACCCTACTAAAGGGACCCTCTACTAATTCATCTCCATCAAACCACTTTAATACATGAGATTTTAACTTACCAGCTTTAGTGAATGGTTCATCCTCATATGTAGCTCTCTTCTCCTGGATAACCCTCAAGGGCATCTCACTATCCAAGTACTCATCTAACTTCTGTATCTCTAAGAATATCTCATCTGCTAAAGAGTATGCTTCCTCTTCATCAACCAGAACACCATGCATCTCCTGCTCACCTTGGACATTAGCTATTCCATATTCAATCTTAGTAGCAAGATCCCAGCTATTACCTTTCTTCTCCCAGTATCCCTTCTCCTTCTGAAGTTCCTCCCAGGTTAATACATTTATCTTAACATCCTCGATAACTCTATGTAACATCTCTGGAGAGAACCTATCCCATTCCTCATGTGCAGGTTTGGGCAGTCCAAATCTCTCTCCCCATGCAGCTAGACCATGTAATCCCCTATCTGGATTATATAGCTGAGATAATATGTAACTATCCTCTTCACCAGCGGGGGAGAACTCTGGATAAAACTTCTTAATTAAAGGTTTATCATGTTGAAAGTAGTTATGGAAGCATACTGTCTTACTACTGAATAACTCAACCATCTGCTCATGACTTTGTAGGATATTACAAGTAATTTCTTCCCCCAGGATTAGTTGATATATCTCAAACTCATCGTACACACTTTCATCGAAGGACATATAGTAGCGTCTAGTCTCAGTATCATAAGCACAGATAACCCATATCTTAGTACTTTCATATTTAAACCCAGTACTCTCACAGTCACAGATTAGCATATTAGTCCCCTCTAGATATTATATACATATGTTCACAATTAAAGACATAGCATATAAGATCCTCTTTCCCCTCATAGTAGGTTTGAAGAACAGTAGGGCCATGGGCATTACTAGGGAGACTCAACACCTTACCAAATACAACCTTACCACTGGGAAAGTAACACTTAACCATATCCCCTTTTTTAACAAAGATCTCATCCATATCAATACCCCACTCTTCTAGGTTCTTCCAAATAATCACCAGTATCTTCATCAAACTTAACTTCAAAGGACCCTGACTTACCAAAACTACTGTTAAGGAGTAGATGAAACTTACTTGTATTCCTTATGGCAGGATCAGAAGCATACTGATCCCTCTCAATACCTAACATAAACTTAGTCTTCTCAGCCATAGCCCTAGACCCCCTGAACTGAGCTACCTTAACCTTAGCGCCCTCTTCATGTGTCTTAGATCCCTCAGGTGCCTTTAAATGACAGAAGCAATAGTAGAAGAAACCTAGATCCTTAGACATCCCTTGGATCTCATTAGAGAACCTTCTAAGTTCTGTTTCAGTATCACTAGCTGACATACCATCTGTCAATTGAGTAATAGGATCAATGAATACATCCTTAACACCTTCAACCAATACAGCATGCCTTATAGCTGGTTTGAGCCTATCCCATAAATTGCTTTGACCTACATCTGTAAATGATGCATCAAATATAAGTAATTTACCCTTTGTCTTTTCTACAGCTTCAGCTAAATCCTCTTGTGTAAAGTCCCCTCCAGGTATATGGAACTGTTTATGAGCTATCTTACCTGCTACTTCTTTGACAGTCTGTGCAGGATTTTGTTCAAACTTACATAGAAATACCTTCTTACCTTCATTCTCTACGATAGATTGAACCATCTGAGATAACCATAAAGTCTTACCTGCCTTAGCTGCAGCTCCTACAAAGATACCTTCTCCATCTCTTCTACCATAGGTTAATGCATCAAGGCTAGGCCATGGCCACTTACGACCCCATTGAGGCATCTCAATAGCTTCATCATATACATCATCTACAGACAAGATACCATCTGGAACATAAGGTACAGCATTAAAGAATGCAGATACAAATGCAGCACTCTTTCCTTTCTTAAGTACTTCATTAGGATCTTTCTCAGGTATAGACATGAGAAGTACTTTAGAAGTAATCATCTTGTATATATCATTAGTAGCCTTTTTACCTGCATCATCCATATCCAAGCACAATATAACTTCTTTATATGAATTTATAAAGCTTAGATTATCCGCTACACTTTTAGTATTGGCCCCTGTGACCAAGGATACGACATTAGGAGTAAACTTAGGATATCTCTCCCATAACATCTGGCAAGCAGCTAGCATATCATCTTGTCCCTCGACAATAACTAGTTTACCTCCTCCTACTTGGCACTGAGCTTGGCCAAACATATCAACCTTCTGCCCTTTAATACTCTCTCCTTCTGTACAGAATTCCTTAGGTAGTCTCCTCTTACGATAAGCTATGATCTTACCGCTCTTAGTTATAGGGTAGTAATGGGCAACCTCTTCCCTGGTTGAGGTATCATATTCAGTATGTATCCCATAATGTTTAGCTACCTTCTCGCTGATACCTCTTGACTTAAGAGCAGCTATTGGTAGTTCTTGGATCTCGTTAAGTTCCATAACACTCCTCTTTAATATTCTTTTAGGGGGAGAGGATACTCCCTCATCCTCCGGCCCTCTCCCATGGGCCCCAGGTCTCTCCGTAAACCCACACCTATTGCAATAGGACCCTCCATCCTCATATAGCATGAGGTGATCCCCATTCTTATCTCTACCTTGCTCCCTGCACCCAGGACAAGCAGTATCCCCTATGATTCTACTCATTACATAATCTGTCCGTTAATAGGCACCTCTGCTTTAACACAAGATATCGCCTGTAATTTAGTACGAGGCTCTACACCCTTTCCCTCTTTTCGTAGGTTATCTTCTGCTGCTATACTTTCCTTTTCATCATTAATCATAACCTTAGCAATATAATGGCATTTCTTCATGCTCTCAGGGAATGCTACTGCCTGTCCTAACTCACCCGAGGGACCTATCATAGTTATCATTAAAACTATCGCTGGTATTGTTAATCCACTCATAATTATTTCTCTCCTGTCCACTTACCTTTATCATATTCATATGTCTTCTTAAACATAGTACCTGTAGCATGATCAAATACAACAATACCCTCTGGATTCATAAAACCAGGAGCTGCTACACTTCCGCTCTCTTTTAATGCCATCATAGTATCATCGATAGCTGTGGTATCAAATGGTCCTTGATATAGTACTGGGACTACGCTTAAGTAGTCAGGTAACTCTTGTCTTCCTGGCCCCCAACGGTTAGTATTGAATAAGGAGAATATCTTTTCTTCTCTATCATACCTACGTTGTACACCAGCTCCCCACCACTCACCGTAATGACGACCTTCCCCTAAGAACTCAATCAAGTCATCTGCATGCGCCTTGGCCCAATTAGCAAATCCATAATTATCCTTATCAAGATATACATACCTGTTACGACTACCTGCAAAGAGGCTAAGTCTACCGCACTCTGATACATGTATACGTTGATCTACTATATGAGATGCTGGGGATAAGGAGTGTTCAATCACATGTAATTGTGCGTTAGTCCCATCTAACTTCTCAGTTATAGTAATACCTTTACTTAGTCTACCTAATTTTGGAAACTTTTCAAACATTTGCTATTTCTCCCCTCATTTTCTCAATCCTGCCTGTTTAGCCAAGGCATCTACGGGTGCCCATAGGCCATACATATTTACATCTCTTGGGCGATACACTGAGGGCCTAGTAGGTACACGTGTAGACTCAACAGTCCCTAAGATAAAAGAGTCTGGGATATTAAAGATATGCCACAATGCCCGTAAATCATCTTCTGTTTCCATTGTAAATGTAATTGATACAGGTTTAAATTCAGCCTTTTGTTCCTCTGTTTCTACTTTCATATATTCTCACCTTGTCCTAACTTAGTTAATATTACCTTTAGTTTTACTAGATCTTCAGCTAGTCGCTTTCCCCCTTCCTTATCGATTAAGGAGATATAAGCGTCCATCTCATATTTAGTGATGACTACAAGATGAACCTGTGCTGGTATTAGTAAATCAGCATTGCCCTGTGGTTTATTCATTACTGTACCACTCATCGAGTGTTCCATAAGTACCTCCAGGCCATTTAATCATAAGTTCTAGATGACCTACCCCTACCCCTTGATGTACATATGCCTGGTGACCTTCCTCCTTTAGATCTTCCCAGAACTGTACGTCAGGATCTACATCTATATTACCCCCTACCCAGCAGTCCCTTACATCATCCAATGCATCTGTACTAATAACAGTTAAACCGAAGTGAGCTGACTCTACAGGTATTATCTGTGTATCGGGTACATTACCTAAGACTGTATGCAACTGGCCTAGATTACCTCTACCTGCCATTAAGGGAGCTATTGCAGATAACTCACTGTTGACAGCCTCATTCAATAAGGTCATAACATCCTGTTTACTGAATATACAATCATAATCTACAGTTAATACATAATCAAATCCTTGCTCTACTGCATAATCAAAACATTTCTGTAAGGATCTATCCCAGTACGCCCCTGTACACATTACAGAAGGGATACCTAATTCCTGGAGTAACATCATACTACGCATATTATCGGTAAATCCTAACCGAGGAGCTGATATAGCTGCTAATACTCTTACACCTTCATTCATTGGACTCCTCCTTCTCTTGGAGGGATAGCTTAATTAATCTCACACGTAGCTGTAAATAAAGCTCATGTACTACCTCAGCTATTCCTTTTGTACATCCACTCTTATACTTAATAAGATAGATAGCTTGTCTCCTAGAGACAGGTATCCAGTTCAACTCATCCACTATCTCCTGGACCTCATCCAGGCCAGCATCCCAGACCAATCTATCAAGGTCTGCTAATTCTTCTTTACTGATAGTACTAATCATATACATCTCCTCCTAGAATGGAATATCATCATCATCATCCCATTCACCATCAATGGCTGAGCCTGGGTTATGTTCAATACCTAGCAGGGTATTAATCTTTTTATCTATCCGATCAACTTTAACCTGTGTTTCTGCTTGGATCGTTTGCTTTTGATCCTTAAGAGCATTTACCTCAGAGATAACAACATCTCTTTCAGGGATGGGGGTGAAATATACCTCCTCATACTCAGATAAACGATAATAATTATCAACGCTTTCAAAAGAGTCTTCTTGAATATTCTCATACCCATACTCTACACTACGAAATATTGCTACTTTCTTTATACCTTGTTCCATCTCTCATCTCTCCTATAATGTTTGTCTCAACTGTATCCACTCTTTGAAGTTACCCGACCACATGACCCCATGGTTATCCATGTGAGTATATCCCTTGGGCCAATCCCCATTACAAGCTATCTCATCAGTCATAGGTGTAGCAATGTGCTCAAAAGGAGACATATGACCCATATTTAATAACATATCATGTAGTTTGACATCTTTATCCACATTTGGTTCACTATTATCATGATTTAAATAGGATACTCTTGCACATCTAGCTACACTCATTTTGATTAGATCATCTCCGTACTCCACCTTATCAGCATACTTAGTATCCCTTGACAAGTAGGGTAAATGATATTGATTCTCATTTAGCTCCTCAGGATTACTTATATCCATGGCAGACTTCATACAATTAGCTAACTCCTGTATCTCTGGTTGAGCTGCCTTATCTAATCTTAAGTTAAAGAAGTTATCCCATTCAGTACTAGTAACTATGACCTTGATAAACTGATAAGGTTCAAGTATTCTATTAACTATTTGCTTATGTAGCCCTTGGCCATTCATAACACCAGCATAGAAAGCTGCTTCTCTTGCTGCTGATATCCAATCGTACTCATAACCCTTGACCTTATCCCTATCTGTTATAACGTCCTCAGCTTGCATCCCAGGTTGATTCAGGCCCCATTCAACTGGTCTAGCTGTATCCCACATAACTTGATTAATCATCTTATCAATAGGGATAGCCCTAGAGCTACTAGCATTACGACTAAATACTCTATGAGTCATGAACTCTGAATGTATAAATCTAGGGTATCGTAGTTCCATAGTAACTAATCTAACCTCATTAGCTATACTATCAGCTACAACCTTAGCAGATATACCCCCTTTACCTTCTACCTCTGAGATATACATTATTATTATTACCCCTCATTGATAGTACTATAGATTATCTCCAGAAGGCCAACTATTACCCGCGACCTCTCCCAGGTAGATACCTCCTTGTTCACTGTACCTATACACAGATTAGCACTAGCCTCTCTTAAAGCGAAGACCTCCTCTCGAGACTCTATAACAATTTGTACAGTGATAGGCTCAAATGTCTTAGGGGCCTCACTCTCTATTCTAGTTATTTTCATCTTGTTTCTCCTTTGGTTTAATATATTCATCACATTCTGAGCTAAAATTAACTTGAGCTAAGGGTAACCCTAACTCCTCTGAATTATCCCATACTGACTCTGTAATAAATCTATGACAAGACTCATTTTCACAATCACTACCACAAAATGTCTTATCTCTATACGACATCATTAGGAATACTCCTTTAGATTATTCATTAGTGTGTATCTGTACATGTTAGAAGTATTAGATTACTAATTAGCTACTCTAGGAAAGCTCTTTTAGTAGTTAGACCTCAACATTTGGTCAAAGTTCAATATATTTTATACCCATACATGTTTTACTGGATCAATAGAGTTCCTGGTACAGTATTCTTCATAAGTGAACTCACCCTCCAGTACATCTGCTATCTCCTCTAACTCTTCTCGAAGAGACCTACCATCTACACCTGACCAATCCCCTCTATAAGCATTACCTAATGCGTTTAGGCATTTCTTAGCTTCTTCAATACTTTCAATACTCATGTATTACCTTCCCACTTATCTAATACATAGTCTAACCCTTTATCAACCTTCTCAAATCCCCAGGAGCTTATGAGAATGAATGAGACACACATCAATATTAACCATCCAAGAGGATTAGTTAAACAGAGTATAAACATCTTCTTCATTCCTCTATCCATATTTTACCCCTAATTACTAACGTACAAAACATAACCAAGTGTACAGGATACAAATACAGTGTAAATACATACAGCTAACCATGGTTCAATCTTCATTATGTCTGTCCCCTGGGGTTATTCTATAAATTTCACTATAGTATTGTACCCCTATAGAATTCATAACCTGATTAAAGGACCGTATTAAATCCCCCTGGTAGATACTCATCTTAATACCATTACTATCTCTAATATTGGATATATCTACAATCAAGTCCTCCATACGCCTCTCAAACCCATGTCTAATCTCATCAAAATCACTCGTCATAATCATCATACTCCTGGTCGATATCTCTATATGTTACCACTGGAGCAGATCTACTCATCCCCTTATCCCTCTCAAAATCCAAAGGTACGGGCGACATAGCCTCATCTACATGACAATCACCACACAGACCTTCTTCCAGGAGATCCGAGGGGACCCTATTTACTTGACAAGAAGAGCATATTTCAACTCGTCCCTCTATGTCTTCAAAACTCATACATGACTCCCCTTATTACCGATTGTCTACATATTTAACTAATTCATGTATATCCCCATTAATCCCAACTATAGCTTCATTGACCTTATCTGAGTCTACATTCAGGGATTCAAGATAACCAAGTTCTTTTTCTAGTTCCTTAATTACCTGGAATATCTCTTTATCGGATAAATCATTACCTAATTTACCTTGAATATATACTCTCATCTCAATATTTGCATTACTCATTTCTTGTTGCTCCTCTTTAATGTTGTGATTACCACTTACAATATCCTGGGTAATAGTGCGTCCTCTATCGTCCTTAGCATATATTATATCCCCTTGATGTATAATAGGCGATTCATCTATATACAACTCCAGCCAGTATCCACTATTACCATAACTAGGCTTCATACTCCCCCCTTCATCGTCCGTTATACGCCTACCATCAAACGCATACAACTTACCAAACGTAAGACGATAGTTGGATGGACCTACCCGTTTAAGATATCTAGTAGCCATGTAATCTCCTTCGGGTAGCTCCTCTCGCTTTAGTTCTACACCCATTACATTTGGTTTTCACCTTACTACCCACACTAATAACTTCAAATACTTTTTCCTCTACAACTTTATGACAAGTATTACACGTATAGGTTCGTTTTTGCATGGTATGGATATCATCTGTTAGACCAAATCTAACATCCTCCTTCCACTGCTCCACATCATACATTTCACAATCCAGTAAGAAGTTTTCTAGTACAGTTTCATTTTTACGCAGCATCTTTATCTCCTTTTGCTAGCCTTTCGATGCGCCTGTCTGCTACTTTAGGATGCATACCAGTTAATAAACAAATCCCTTCAATCAGTATATTGTATCTGAAATCATCCTTGGTATCTCTTGCTTTAATAGCTTCCTTTGCTTTTCTTTGTAGTTCAGCCATAGTATACTTATTCATTATCATTATCCTTTTTACTGGATTTAATCATAACATGTGCTGCAACAATACCCCCCATAAGCATCCCTATAAAGTAGGACAATACAACAGCTTCTGCCATTAAATTAAACATTTGCTCATTCATATTACTACCCCTTTCTTAACTCTACTTTAAACTTCTTTTTCTTCTTACGGATACATCTCTCATGCAATCTAACTTGTAACATAGGCTGCAGCATAGTTTGTGTATTACCCTCTTTATCAGTTACCAGGAATGAACGAGGAGCATGCTGCTTTACCTCATACAACCTATAAGGCATATCCTTCGGTAGAAACTGCTTAACTTTATTAAAACTCTTTACCTTTTTGTTTCTCATAGTCTATAAATCTCCATATCGGTTTGAATTTTGTTTAATAGTGATACTTCAGGTGTTATAAAATCAACAACCATAAACATACCACCAGCCATAAGAGCGATTATAATCAACCACAATACAACAACATCAATTAAGCTCTTCTTCTGGTTTATCATAAAAATCAGACTCCTCATCCACAATTATAACAAACAACGGAATATACCCTATCAGACCATGGACAAAGGAGGATAGTTCCATGATCATCATATCATATTCCAGGCTATTAACCTGTTTTAATATGATAGTGGTATCATAATCGGTTGTATCTCCTATAAATAATAAATCCTTCATATCATTTAACAGTGTAGTGGGTATCATTTGCCAAGTTAAGATAGGAGCGTATTTCATTAGGGTTTTTCTCCTTTTACATCTATAGATAGATTAATATGGTCAATACCTATATCGTTTAACACAGAATACCCAAATAATAGTTTAGTGAAAGCTATCTTAGTTACACTGTCATAATGTATGATTAATGGTTTATGGCTTGTATACCAAGATTGCAGAGTAATCGCTATTCCCTTGTAATATAGGGTTTTTGCCATGTCTATATCAACAGGTACAGGGATTACTTCATAGTTGTTTATACTCATAGCCCTTCACCCCCTCCGATCAATAATACCTTTTTCATGTTTAGGTGGTATACTGCTATTTGATCGAAATGACTAGCTATTAGCTTGGCTTCACTTAAATCATCCACTACAACCACGACATCAAGATATAAATCTCCTTTATCAGTTACCCAGGCTCCAAAACAAACTTCTGGATTGCTTAGCTCTTTGTTAAAAGCTTCTGCATAGTCTTGTAATACTTTTACAATACTAGCCCTACCGTTTAACTCACTTTTAGGAATAATCTTTTCTCTGGATTTTTCCAATGCTACTGCATAACCCTCTTCAATGTATCCGTCTAAAGCTGAAAAAGTGAAACCTCTCTCACATATCACCTTATTACTTAATTCGTTGTAATCATACCACTTACTAACCATGGGTATCCTGTCTAATGCTTTCATAATGTATTGCTCCTCTTTTATCTATACTGTTAATTCTAGTACAACTTGGGGTGTGGAATATATTTTATACCTCTTAAGAGTAGTATGAGTAACTTTAATAACCCTTAATTGTACTCCACAACTGGACATGATATAATCACCGACCCGAGGTATAGTGTGAAACCTTTTAGGCCATTTTTCATGTCCATACTCTTTCCTCTTTACTATACAATCTCCTGTAATCATTAAAAAGACTCCTTATAACTTATATTGTATAGACATCGTCAAGGCTTGGGTAGTTCCAGGCATAAAGGGGATATCTAAACTAATAGTAAATTTATCAATAAAAGTTGGAATTGTCAAGTATGGTGCAACCATGGGAACTACTTTTAATTGTGGATATCCAGTAATAAACGCTCCTTTTATACCAGAATACTTACTAATCTGATACCCTCCCCCTATATAAGTCGATAATCTACCAAAAGAATTTTTATAAGCTCCACTCATATAATACCACTTATCCCCTGTATTGCGCTCTATAACGCCCAAACCATAATTAAGCTCATTGTATTGGCATTGTTTAAAATCGCTACCATATAGCATACAAGCAGGACTATTAACATGCTTTGATACCCCATGTACTAAAATACTGGTATCTGCTAAGGCATCCGCTGAATTAATAGCGATTGAAGCAATACAGGCTAGTGATAATTGTAATTTATTCATAGTAAAAAACCTTAATGCAACTTATAAGACACATTCTTAATATCTTTATTCCAACAAGAGCGACAATCTAGACAAGCTCCCCCTTGTCCCCCTGCTGGACACTCAAAACCATAACTCTTATCAGTGTGAACAGTGCTAGTATTAACACTTTTATGCATCTTAATAGGCTTTTGATCTATCATAGGGGATGATACCCGTATATTTAAATTGTCTGGTATCTCATTTGATTTTAAATAGTCTCTTACCATCTTAACTTCCTTAGTGGGCAACCAATGAAGTGTATTAGGTGTTAACAATACAACCTTACAAATGTTATCTAGATGTTGAATGCTTTGGATATCCCCAGAGTCATGCCATCTAAAATACTTTTGTTTATTAATTAGTTTAACCATACCAGATACCCAATCACTAGAGCTTGTATTGTTTACCTTATCAAGCCTATTATATAAAGCTTTTTGTACATTCCCCCAACTATAACATCCTTTCATGGCGTAGCATTTTTCACAAACACTGCCTTTTACCTTTCTAAGTTTTGAGCCTGTCTTGCACTCTTGAGCAGGTAATGATATTGATTTTCCAGGCATTTTACTTGTATTCGATAAAGTACCAACAAAATTAATGGCTTGTTCTTTTAACATGGCTTAAACCTCTCCAATATTATCTAATATATTGTTAATCACTCCAATGTCACCCACTTTAACACCATGGCAAAGTAAAAGCAATACAAATTCCCTTTGATTCGATACATATTTTTTATGCTTATTATAATATAATACTTGTCCCACTATTTCACACCAAAAGAGATTGGAGAATACCCCTAGATGGTTTTTTCTTAGCACTTCAATATGTTTTCTAGCTGTACTAATCTCACCATATAACGAAAAATCATAATCATATTCTAGGTGTATATCATCATGCCAAGCTCTTAAAGCATGGTTAACTTTTGGATTACTCCAAATAGTATTGGCACACCCGCCAGAGAATACAGGTAATAGCAATACTTTATCCTTATTAACTTGTTTAAGCTCCTCGAATGTATTGGGAGCCTCTTTACAAGGATAATGCAACGGCGCAATATTAAGTATAAAGTTTTCTAAATGGTTAAATGTTAACATGTTGTTTACTCCTCGCTATCAGTAAAAAAATAGTAATCAGCACCATAATCATAATAAGCCGATATACCATCATGATCTAGAACAGATTCGGCATACTTAATTGTATTTTCTTGTTGGTGTAACTCACTCCAAACAATGCCATTGATAACATCAATCAAAGCCTGTTCTTTTACTTCAATATCTCCACTGGGTATACTATATCCTGCTACTATGTGATCATATGTATTATAAGTATTCATAATATATTACACCTTTCTATCATTAAGAATATAGTTTTTAACCTTATTCAGGAAGGATATCTCCTGTCTAATAATATCGTGTATCTCTTCTAAGTTACCCCCTGTTAGGTTGTCTTCATCTTCACACAAACCCTCGGTCCATATCTCACTTAAAGATTCGTAAGGAGTACCATCACAATGAGATTTTCCTGTATACTCTGCTATGGGACAGTTAGTACAATCGACATATGGGTTTTCTCTGCTAGTACATAGGCGTGTCGAATGGTGACAAGCAGTACATCTAGTCATTAACTTATCAACATCTGGGACTTCCTTTTTACTCTCTGGGGTCCACTTATCGGCAATACACTCTTGTATCACTTCGACCCACTTTTCGTTTGAATTGTCTTTAATATCGTTCATGATATATTACTCCTTTATTAGTCTGTTAGCTATGTTTCTGAGTATCTTATCTTGATAAGTTAACCCTTCCTCGGGTAGTTTCTTGTAATACCCTTGAATGATACCTGCTAGTAATCTAGCTTGTATCTTATTCAGCTGTATGTTTATATGATTAGTTTGTTTATTCACTTTTGTTTCCCCCTTACTCGCTCATATCTATTATATATTAAGTCGTGTAATATATAGTATAAGGCTATATTACTGACCTTTCGCCCGTTATCTATCACCCAATCGTCCCCCTCGTAATTTAAGTCAAGAATATTCCCCCATATTAAACCAAGTTGATCCTTCTCATTGTCTGTTAGTTGTTTCATTACGCCTCACCTCCAATCGCTAGCCATATGCAAGCCAATACAAAACATATCAACATCATATCCCAATAAAATAACATGACTATTTACTCCTATTTAATTCAATTAGGTTTTTAACTTCTCTTGTTTCAATGGGGTAATTATGCCATGCCATTGATACAGACGAGCCTTTATTATTCCATTTTGCAACATCACAGGCATTTAATAGACTTTTCGCAAATACTTCGACTTTCTTACTATGCCCACTTTTAGTATATAGGTGTATGGTATATTTAGTTAATATAGTCATTATTTATTACTCCTATTAATAGTTATCATCTACCAAGTGACATGAACACCAGCCTATAGAATTCTCTTCAATATCTAGTATCATGTATTGATTACCATTAAGGGAACAAGCCAATATTAAGCAATTAAATTCATTCCCGTACATATCACTATATAAACCTTTCATTAGAAATTTACCTCACATAAGTCAATATCTGATCCATATGTTTTACCATTTAAGAATAATTGAAACATTGCACTAACAAGAGTAGGGTATTTTATCATTTCTCCTCTATAATTAGTCAGTATATAGCCATTGTTTACTCTTCTAATTTGATTATCCATTGTATTATGCCTCCATCCAATAAATTACTAGGGTATTACCTTTGTTTTCCATATCAGGACAGCTAGTAACATGATAATTATCATTAATAAGTCCTTCCATATGGTTAAAAGCTTGCTCTTGTGTGGCGTGTGATTTTGTGCCCATTGTGTTAATCATTAGTGTGTCTCCTTGTTTAGTCTCTGTTTGTGTCTCTATGTGGTAATTATAGCGGCTAGTATCTGAATAATTCAAGGGCTCATTGTAAATTAAATGCAAATAATCCATTAAACTGTGATGTATATCATGTTTTATTCTAGAATATGCCTCTTGTGGTTCATGAGGGGGTATCCACTAGGCATAGTATAAGGTAATGATAGTGGTAAGTCATTGATGTATATAGGGGGGGCCGCTCCTCCGGAAATCTCGTGCCTTTCTTATTGGAGTATTTGCGCCTATCTCCTTCGATCATGCCCCTATCGTGCTAGACTTGGAATAATTATAAAAGGGGGGGTAGGGTACTGTTTCTAGTGAAGGGGGGAGGGGGGAAAAACTCTGGAGGGCTCATTTGGTATGTACACTCCCAATTATATTTTGGCAATTTCACAAGTACTTCCTGGGTACTCCCATTTATATATATTTGGAATAGTAACATGAAAATGCATAGTAACACTTCCCATGTTAGTAACCACTAACCTAGACTAAATGCAAATATCAACCAGTTAGAGCCTTATCTATAATTATTTATAAAATATATGGAAAATAAATGGAACTTTTACGGACATTCTGTTGTCTAACTACTAAAAGAGTTATGCTTAGGAGTAATCCTGATAGTTACTCAGTGTGTAAGTAATCAGAAGTATGAGAGTACTCATCAGGTATTATTCCTACTTCAGAGTAAATACAAACAAGAGTAATAACCTGATACTACTCCACTGGAATAGCGACCAGTCAGAGTACTCCCAAGGAGTATTCCTAAGGAGCTACTCATACTTTAAGTACATACATACACTTATTACAGCGTACTAGAGTATTCCTCTTTTTGACAGAGTACAGAAAAATGTGCTAACCTTAACTTATAGACATAGATTGATGAGGAGATATCCCGATGAGAGTAAAACATAATGCATTTAGTAGTGATATAGTTTATTTGACGTATAAAGATCTATTTAGAATACTCCTGGGTAGGCCAATAGAGACAGAGGGTTTACAGGTTAAGAGGGAATACCGATGATAGTGCAGTGGTATGGTAGACAGATTAGAAATGTCCCCTTTGGAGGACAACTTAGAGGCATTAACTATCAGGGGGATAGACCAGATCTTATAATATACAGTAAATCTGAGATAGAGGACTACAGTAGGGGGTTCCAAGACCCTAGAGGAGAGAGGTACGTATATGAGGTACTATGCACAGCTATATCACCTAGGGGTATGGTTCTATTTGAGGATGCAGATAGGCAGTCACTAACTCCAATAACAAAGCATGCAGGTACAGCAGTACAGGATAAAAGACATATAGTACTGATAAAAGATCAGATAGAGGTAGAAAAGGATAAATTGAATAAGTTACCTAAACAATTGGATAATACTTCTTTTCTTAAGAAACTAACCAAATGGGTGATAGACCAATGGAAAAAGATCTAATAGGTAGAGAGAGATGCCCTCAGGCTTCACAGGAAGCTCTCAGAGAGGCGCAAGACAAATATAAGTACCAATGTATTAAAAGTAGAGAGAACGCCGTAGAGAGGCTCCAGAGGGCTTCTACAAGAGAGGAGGAAGAAAATGAGTAGTATAGAACCCCAGTACTCTTCATACGAAAAAGATATAGTAGTAACCTATAGGATGATGCATAGAGACTCTCGAGGACTATTATTAGAAGAACCTTATCTTGGTATGAGTATGAATAATAATGACTTTTATCCTGTTTCTAGAATAATTGAAATGGCTAAAGTTATTGAAGAAAGAGGACTTGATGACATAAGCACTAAGTCTCTGATAGATAAGGGTTTAATAAAATAGTTGTAAATATATTGAAATTAAATTGAACTTTTACCGACACTTTGTTGTCTAACTCTTTAATCGGATCAGAAAATAAGACCAAATATGGCCAAGAAGAAAGACAGAATAGCCCCCTTTGAAGTATCAAGCCCTGCTGATACCCCTAAGACTGATAAAGAATTAGATCGGGAGGAGGCATTAGAGAGGCTTGATAGGCTAGAGTGGGATGATAACCGTCAAAAGGATAGGGAATTACAACAAGCCTTTCAAGATATTGATGATGCCCAGATTAATAAAGTTGGAGTTAAGTACGATAGTAGGACTAAACTAAGAGCTGCCCTGGCTTATGTTACCACTGCTTCAAGTAAAGAAGCTTCTAAGTTAACTGGAGTACCTGCAGCAACAATAAGGTATTGGAAGCAAGAAGCCCCATGGTGGCCCCAAGCTGTTAAGTATGCTCTAAGTGCCCAGAAAGAAGGACTAGATGCTAAATTAGGTCAAATAGTAGATAAAGCTCTCGAGAGTACCATGGAAAGGTTAGCCTTAGGTGATCCTACTATTATCAAGGATGCGTATAAAGATCTGTCTACTGGAGAGACAGTTACTAAGATTAGAGTAGAATATACTCCTATTAAAGCTAAGGACCTAATGGTTATAGCATCAATTGGTAGAGATAAGCAAAGTATCCTAAGAGGAGAACCTACATCTATCAGTGAGAAGAAGTCTGATAAAGAAGTACTCGAGGATGTAGCAGCTAAGTTAGTAGAAGCAATTGGACAAGGTAAGGCCCCTAAAAGTATATTAGGTACATATAATTCAGATGGAGAGGAAGTAAGTGATGATTAAAGTATTATTAGCAGGTTGTATCCTATTCTTAGCTAGTTGCTCTGTAATAGAGACTAAGTTTGATGAAAAGGCTAAAGGTGTATTTATTAAAGGGGAGAAAGAATATTGCTCTCATAGTAAGAACCACCAAGATCTAATAATTGATGAGATTAATGAAAGACTACCCAATAGTAAAATGACCTGGGAATGCAACTGAAAGATATTAGAATTAACAATAAGAAGGTATTTTTAATATGGCAATAATAAATAATAGAAAGAAGATAGCCTCTGAAGTACCTAGTGCTTTATATAAAGAAAACTGGGACGCTATCTTTGGTAAACACAAGAATACCTTAGCTAAAGAAATTGAGAAGAAGAAGGAAATGGAAGCCCTTCTTGAAGATGAAGATCAGAAAGATAAAGAATAATCCCCGACAAGGAGAACATCCATTTAGTTATTGGTGAAGCAGCCTAAAACCTTACTGCCAACTAGGAGGGAGACCTAGATATTTTTAAGCCCATGGGCAAGACTTGGGTTCAAACCAAGCATCATGGGCTATTTATTATGGGAAGTATATTTATGTCAAGATCCTATAGACATGGTAGACATAGGAAATGGGATAAGTGGATATGGGCTGAACCCAAACTTCATAGGCGTTTAAATAAGCATAAAAAGAGAAGAGCCGAGGTAAGAGGATTAGTTACTAAAACTATGAGAGGGAAAGAGGAGTTAATATGGCCTCTTGATAAGAAACCTTGGATTTACTACCATTAAACACGGGAATAGATACGGCTAAATTACATTTACTGATTATTATGGGAAGTAGCTCAGTAGGTAGAGCAGCGCACTGTTAATGCGCTAGTCACAGGTTCGAGCCCTGTCTTCCCAGCCAATTAATACTGGGTAGCACCCAGGAACACAGAGATACCAGGTCCCATCTGTATAAATAAGACCTGGCCAAACAGTGAGCTATGGCCAAGGGGCAGCATTATAATAATGTGGACGGTTCGATGCCGGAAGGTGAGATAAAGGGTTCGATTCCCTACATAGCTACCCATTATAAAGGAAATAGATATGGCTAAATTACATTTATTAAAGAAGAAGAGTAAGAAGAAAGAGGAGCCTAAACCAGCTCCTGTAGAAGAGTTCTCATTATTCAAGATGGGTAAGAAGTTTGCTGATATGGTAGGAGCTACTAAGAAGAATAACAAGAAGAAGAAGTAATGAATGTCTTTAACTGCTGATCAGATATATGCATTCTCGCAAGGAGTCCTAGCTGCAAGATATGACAACGCTCAACCTACTCCAGACTTCCACATGGATCTCTGGAATTTATGTTGTTCAGAACATCCTCAAGTAGCAATAGCAGCTCCAAGGGGACATGCCAAGAGTACAAGTGTAACACATGCTTATTTAATAAGTAATCTCTTATTCAGAGAGAAGAAGTATGCAGTAATAGTATCAAATACAGAGGGACAAGCTCGTAACTTCCTTAAGAATATAACAATGGAACTTACTGAGAATGAGGAGATCAAGAGGATCTTCAAACCTAAGATGATTAAGGATACTGATACTGAGATCATAGTACGATTAGGTAATGACGGACATACCTTCCGATTGGAAGCTAAAGGTAGTAATCAGAAGATCAGGGGTATGTTATGGAATGGTACTCGTCCTGATCTAATAGTTTGTGATGATATGGAAAATGATGATATCGTTATGAACCAGGAAAGAAGAGATAAGTTTAAAGGATGGTTTGTAGAGGCTCTAATGCCTTGTTTATCTGATAATGGTATAGTTAGAGTAGTAGGTACTATTCTTCATTTAGATTCATTATTAGAGAACTTCATGCCTAAAGCTAATAAAGAGAAAGGTATTGAACTAATACAGACTCCTTTAGCTGATTTTACTAATGAAGAGCATCCTACATGGAAAGCAGTAAGATTTAGAGCACATAGCCCTGATTACAAGTACATGCTATGGCCAGAGAAGTTTACTAAAGAAAGATTATTAAGAATAAAGCAAACATACCTTGATCTAGGTAAACCAGAAGGATATGCTCAAGAGTACTTGAACTATCCAATAGATGAAGGAAGTGCATACTTTCGTAGAGATGACTTACTCCCTATGGAAGCTGAAGACATAGCTAAGATCACTGGAGGAGGTTTCAGATACTTCGTAGGGGGTGACTTTGCTATCTCTCGTAAGAGTTATGCAGATTATACAGTATTTGCTATTATAGGTGTAGATGATAGAGGGAAGTTTCATTTAGTTGATGTTAGAAGAGGCAGGTGGGACTCTTTTCAAATAGTAGAAGAAATACTAACAATATATGATAGATACACTCCTGACTTATTCTTATTTGAGAAAGGAGCAATATGGGAAGCAATAGAGCCTGTATTACTTAAAGAGATGTATAGACCTGGTGAATTAAGACAAGTTAATTATGATACAGTAGGTGTATCCCAGGATAAGGAAGTAAGAGCTAGACCATTCCAGCATAGAACAAGAGCTGGAGCTATGAGGTTTAATAAAGAAGCTGATTGGTGGGATGATACACTAACTGAGTTAATATCCTTTCCTCGAGGTGTACATGACGATATAGTAGATGCTATAGCTCATATATGTGCAAAGATTATGGATTTAAATAGAGCCCCTACTCTCAGAGAAGAGGCAGAGAACGATAGACGAGTATCTTTCAAAAGGTCAGGTTTGGCTAGGAAAGGTAGATGCAGGGCAACCGGATACTAAAGAATATGGCAAAACCTAATATTAAATTAGATAAGATACTTAAATCAAATAACCTAGTTACTTCCTTATCAGTAGATCAACTTAAGGAAATAGAAGAAGAGTTATCTTATGGTATTAAGATGGATCTTCAATCAAGAGCTGGATGGGAAGAAGATTGTGATGAGTGGGTAGAATTAGCTGCTCAAGTTAGAGATGATAAATCATTCCCTTGGGATGGTGCTTCAAATGTGAAGTATCCGATTCTAACGATTGCCTCTATGCAGTTTGCTGCTAGAGCCTACCCAGCATTAGTCCCTGGACCTAATATCGTTAGTCCTAAGGTTAATGGTTTTGATAGAGATGGATCTAAAGCTAAGAGAGCTTCCCGTATAGGTAAGCATATGTCCTTCCAGGTTAAGAACCAAATGGGACATTGGGAAAGAGACATGGATAGATTACTCCATACTCTACCTTTGATTGGATCAGCTGCTAAGAAGACTTATTTTGACCCTGTCTTACAACAGAATGTATCTGAGTTAGTTAATAGTAAAGAACTGATAGTAAACTACTATGCATCTAGCTTAGAGGCTGCAGCTCGTAAGACTCATATCTTATATTATACAAAGAACCAGGTACATGAACGTATTGCTGGGGATATATTCGTTAAACCTAAGAAAGAATTAACTACTCTTAGAGATAAACCTCGTAAAGTTAAT